GGGCGGCGTCATGCTGCCCGGTCGGCGCTACGTCAATTGTGGCGAGACTGTTTTGGTTCCCAAGCACGCAGTTGTTGATCTCCCCAAAGATGCTCACAAGGTCGAACAGGGGTACTACGACGGCCATCTAAATGGCTATGGAGGCGTGGTTGATGCCCGCTAATATCCTGAACCTCCCGCAGTACAGCGTGCTGCGGGTTGAGGAAACCGACCACGATTACCACGTCACCGCCGAGCCGGTGGACGTGACCGCTGTCTGCCCGCACTGCCAGTCCGACCGACTGACTTCGTGGGGAACCCGCGAGCAGGTGTTCAAGGACTTGCCCATGCACGGCAAGCGCGTGGGCATCCACAGCAACAAGCAGAAGCGACCACGGTTCGAGCGCAAGCGCGAGGCAGAGCCGGTCGAAATGGGATATGGACTGCCGGACGATGCCATCGGCTACGGGTTGCCGGTGATGGAGAAAGTGCGCTCGATGCGTCCGCCCGAAGCCTACGACCCACACAAGCATGAGAAATGGGAGAAGAACTATGGCGCGGACATTTCAACACTCATCCACATGATCGAGGCGGGGGAGCTTTGACCCCCGTTCCAACCCACTTTTACGAATACCCGGCATTTATAGGTCCAATTCCAGATGGTCTTCTGATTCGACACCGTTGTCACGAAAAGCTGTGTTGTAACCCACTACATCTTGAACCGGGAACAGATCGTGATAATTGGTTGGACATGCTTGTAGATGGCCATACAAGGCTTATTGAGCAAGATGGTTCTGATAATTTGATGGCTAAGCTTACAGAAGATCAAGTCTATGAAATCAGGGAAAGATTTAAGACGGGTAAAATACTAAGCAAAGAGCTTGCAGAAGAATACGGTGTAGCACGTCGAGCTATAGAACGGACGATATGTGGAACAGCATATTCTTGTTACACCAAAATTCCTCCTTACGATTGGCGAGATTTAGATGTTGATATGTTCCATAATCGCCTTACAAGAAAGGGTAAGTTGGTGATTGAACAAATGCTCTTGGACGGGTTTTCCAGAAAAGAAATTCTCAACAAAACAAATTTTACAGCTAGAATGATATATAAAGTAGCTAATCAAGATTATAAGGATTTGTAATGACTAATGAAGTAAACTCTAGAGATGTCCCGGATAAGTTGGGAAGAACCGGAGCAGCGAAAGGTGGGAGAAAACCCGGAACCAAATCTAGCCGTACACCACGCCAGAAAAAATTGGCAGAGGTGCTTAATAAACTAAATCCGATTGTAGCTAAAGCTCTTGCTAAAGCTGAAGCAATTCTAGACGCTGACCTTGAGAAGGGCGGAGTAAGTGCTACAGTTCAGTTGCAAGCAGCTAAGCTTGTTATTGATAAAGCAATTGAGCTTACTAACGAATGCTACAAACCTGACACCCCAACAGGTGAAGCACCACAAGATGACGATGAAGAAGAAGAAGGCGCAGCTATTCTGAGCTTCACTGTTGTTGATGGGAAGAAGTGATTTCTGACGAAACACACTCCTGAATAAATAAAAGATTCCTAAGCTTGGTTGGAAACAAGCCGATTTGATTTCTCGTTATCGAAATTCGGATCATAGGTTGGTAAAGTGCTTTCATGCCAAGCAATCTATGACGCTGCCGAGTAGACCAGCCTATGCAGCTAGGACGTAGAAGACTTTCGAGTCCCTATGGCGCTACGAAATAAAAGAGGTAATGCAACCGGAAGAAAGCATCCCGCCGCCTCTCACGAGGTTCCAACCTAGAGTGGAATACGAAGCTTAGCTTTAAGAGAGTCCGATTTATATGCAAGTCAGTAACGCTGTTAGGTGTGTTTAGTTTCTCGAAAAAGGGTTTATAGTAGAGCACACAAACCAGTAACCCCGAAAGACCCGATGGCTTGTATAAAGACACTACGGAAAGACGTGTAGGGTTGTGAATCCCGTCATGAACCTGAGTTGCCAACTCATACTAATTTCACCGTTTAGCGAAAGGTGGCAAATATTTAAGCGCGCCATTGTGCGACGTGTTAAAGGCGCACATCTACCATGTCCGCTACGTTATGGTTGAGGGGCTGTAGTATGACGGCTCGGAATGTAGGCATAGGGTTGCTGGTGGCTATACATTCGCTTATTCTTTTGGAGGATTAAATGAAAGATATTCTAACAGCCACTATTACGTGGCTTTTCTTCTTTCTGATGCAGCTCGCAGGGATTGTCCTCGGATTGATTGTCGTCCCTCTGGGTTTGATATTCAGAAAGAAAGATTCTAGTACAGAAAAACCCTTCACTACTTTCAACACTCACAGAAATTGGGTGTACGAAGATTTACCTAATTGGTTGAAGCCTTGGCAGAACATCGAAGATGGCCTTAGAGGCGACCACAGAGGTTGGTGGGACGCTAATAGCTTTGGTGCAGATAGCTCTAAGCCATTTAATATGTTTTGGTGGAGTGCAGTACGCAACCCATTCAACTACTTCAAGCGCTTTGTAATTGGCTGTGATGTACGAGACTATACGTTCACCAAGCTTGCTGGTCAAGATTATGTCCGTGATGATTTAGTGAATACGGGGTGGCAATTCTTGAAAGCCACTCCTACCAAGAAATCCGGTAAATGGATTCCTCGCTATATGTTCTATCTTGTAAAGCAGTATGGAAACAGCGAACGTGCGCTTGTTATTCAGATTGGTAACAAAATCAAGCTTGAACACAATGGAGTGGTTGAAGCTGATGAGTATGACTATTGGAAAGGCTATACCTGCGAAATAAACCCGTACAAAGACATCTCCTAGCAACCTTTCCCGCAAGGGAATTCTCATTTGGTTGCTTCTCCTCCCCACAAAGAGTGCCCGTTCCTTTTCCTGACGGTTGCATTCCAGTGGGAATTCACATGAGCTTGGCATGGCATCGAAAGATGCTCCTCCTCCGACGAGCTTGCAGCCCTCGTTCCAAGCAGGCTGCTCCTATTTCTTTAAGTTTGACTAATACGTTTCTAAAGGAGGAGCGTATCACTCAACCTTAAGGTTGCCCTTAATAACAGAATTAGGAGATACGAATTATGACAAACATTGTAAATAAATATGAGATTCAACTTGGTCCTGTAGATGTGCTTGGCATTAAGTGGTTGGAAAACCTCATTCGCTTTATCAAGATGGGTGCTGAGGTCAAAGAGGGCCACACCCCTAAAGCTAAATTCCCCCACCATGCTTGGCTTACCATTGAAACATCTGAGTTGCTTCGTAATGAGCCGGGTGTTCAAGTGTTTAAGATTGATGAAGTGTACACTCGTGAACAACTTGATGCTATGGAGTTTCCTGCTTTCAGGGATGCTGTTAAGAGTCGTCAAATTCGCGGTCGTGATCGTGCAATTATGACTCGACAATATCTGAAAGCTACAGGACAAGATGCCAATGCTATCTCTAAGGAGAAGCTTGTTCCTAAAGGTGGGTTGGTTGAAGAAGAATCTCCTTCGACAGAAGACTCTGAAAGTAAAGTAGAAGAAATTTCTGAAGAAAAAGAAGAATAACTAGCTACAAGTGCTTGACGTAGAAACAAGCTATGACTTATAATTAGCACATAGCTTGAAGAAAAGTTTTCGGATGAGTAGGAAAATTAGTAACCCCAGCGGACTGTAAATCCGCCGCGAAAGCAATGTTCGTGCAAGTCGAACCTCATCCACCATTTTATTTAATTAGCTCCAACAACATGTTGAACAATAGTTTGGCCTCTGTTGTGATAAATATTGACGGTCCGTAAGGCTGGCTATAGAGTTGTAGAAATACGGCTACGCCAGCAGGGCGTCATCTTTATTTAGGAGATTTGTTTTATGAGAAAGTACAAATTAAAAGATTACACCAACGAGAAGATAGGGTTTCTCACAATTCTAGGCAGAAATAATCCCACAGAGACTGACACAGCACTGACAGCACAGTGGAACGCCGTTTGTGATTGTGGTGGGACAATTATTCTAGAACACAAACAAGTCACAGGCAAGAAAAAGATCACTTGCGGTTGTGGGATGAAATCTGCTGATTACCTTCCGGGCAATAGTTTTGGCCTACTTACCATTATCTCAGAAGGACCAAAGGTCAAATACGACTCCGGCACAGTTCGACAAGTTTGGTGTAAATGCTCTTGTGGAAATCCTAATCTGACTTTAGTTAGAACGAATAATCTTAAATCGGGAAATACCACTTCCTGTGGTTGCGTTGGCGAGGAAAGTCGGAAGACACACGGCTTATCAAATACCAGAACTTATCAAATCCATGAAGGTATGCTTCGCCGTTGCAATTGCCCTCAGCAATTGGGTTATGAAAACTACGGTGGTAGAGGTATTAAAGTTTGTGACCGCTGGAATCCTAAAGCTGGTGGTTCGTTTGAAAATTTCTACGAAGATATGGGTCCGGCACCGGACGGTATGAGTCTTGATCGAATAGATTATAACGGTGACTACTCTAAAGAAAATTGCCGATGGGCAACGAATAGTGTCCAAGGTTACAACAAACGGCTTGATCCAAACAACACTTCCGGTAAATCAGGAGTGAGTTTCTATACTCAACAAGGAAAGTGGTCTGCCGAAATCCATGTCAATAACGAACATATCCGATTGGGAATGTTTGCTAATTTTGACGATGCTGTTAAAGCTCGTGAGGAGGCTGAACTGAAATATTATGGCTGGAACAAAGAGTAATAAGACAGTAATATCCCCTTGCAGTAAACCCCAAGAGTTGTTTCTCACACTAAGAGACGGGACGGGTAAGCGTAGCAAGTATGCCACTGATGAAGGGGAGGAGGTAGATATTATCTTCTATGGTGGACAAGCAGGCGGGGGTAGATTTGCCCCCTTCATCGGTAACGGTGAAGTAAAAACCTATTGAAATGCTGGAAACCCCTAAAGTCGATATACCACTGCGAGACGAAAGTCAAAGCCACGGTTTGAAAAGTTATCGGATGTAACAATGGGCAATCAGCAGGGAAGTCTCTTAAAAGAGAAACCCTCAACGACTAAATGTAGTCCTAAGCAGGACGAAGCGGTAGGCACCCCGAGGGGTGATGATATAGTCTCAACTTCTTATGAAAATAAGAGCTGCAAGTAATGTTGCGGGGATTGAGTAGCGACCAATCTTGAAGAACCAGAAGTCTTTTGCCAGCCTTATGCACCACCTAAAATATATTCATATCCCTTATTACAAAGGTTTGACAATTCGTCGGACCACTCCGATGCTGACTAAACCCGGAGCAATATGGGATGAGGCAAGGGCACTCTACAAACAAGTAGACCGATCAGCAAAGATTCGGTTGAAAGATATGAAGATTACGCTCGGTCCTGTTAAAGAAGTAGAGAGAAAGGCAGAGATTTCTTTTACACACTTTGAACGTGTAGATGATACGGACAATTTTCAAGGCTCACAAATTTCCTCGTGTGTCCTAGATGAGTTGTGCCAGTTCGAGGAGTCTCAGTTCCTCTATATTCTCTCTCGTTTGCGTACAAAGGCCGACATGAAGCCAGTCGCCCGTGCGACGATGAATCCCCTGCCTGACTCCTGGGTTAGAAAATGGATCGACTGGTATTTGTACCCGTCGGGGCACGAGTTCTTTGGTCGCCCTGATCCAGATAAGCAGGGTAAAGTTCGTTGGTTCATTCGTATTGATAACGAAATGATTTGGGCTGACACACGAGACGAACTTTTCGAGAAGTACGGAAGAAAAGATGAAGATGGAAATCTTCTTCCTGACTCACACCAGAAGCAAATCAAACCACTTTCGTTTGCGATGATTTCTGCCTCGGTATATGACAACCCATACATCGAAGACAGTTATATTGCTTTTCTTGAAGGTCTTGGGCGTATTGAGAAAGAAATTCTGCTGCACGGTAACTGGGAGGCCCGCGCTGCAGGTGAAGGTCTTGTCAGACGGGAAGCATTTAAAGAAGCTGATAATCCTCCTCCGTGGAACGAGATTGTAAAGACTGTTCGCGCATATGACTTTGCTTCTACGAAGAAGACAAAGGATATGACCTACGATCCAGACTATTTTGTATCTATTAAAATGAGTAAGTTGAAAAATGGTGATTATTTCATTCACGACGTTCAACGAACTCGGATTGGTGTTGAAGAATGGGCTAAGTTCATTCTTGAAAACGCAGAGCGTGATGGTAGAAGCGTTGACATTATCATTCCTCTTGACCCCGGAGCTAGTGCAAGATTTGCAAACTCTCAAATCAAGAAAGAGATCATCAGTCAAGGATATGTTGTTCGTGAAATGAAGGCGAGTGGGGATAAGCTTAATCGCTTCCGTCCTGTTGCTGCTTTTATTAATAACGGGTTTATGCATATTCTCAAAGACTGCGGCACTGATTTTGAGAATGGGGTATATGACGATCTGACATTCTTCTACAACGAAGTGGAGAACTTCACGGGACAGCGCAAGTCGGGTAAAAACGGCCACGATGATGTCGTCGATACGCTAAGCGACTGTTTCGCTGCCCTAGCGTCTAGGATACATATTCCAAACTTTGGTCCCGGTCTCCTATCAACAAACCTCAAATCTAACAACCCATTTTCCAACATATAAGGAGGAAGGCTCTCTTGAGCCTACGCACAACAGTGCGTCTTCTAAATGGCTGGTTTATGCGCCGAACGAGTTAGCTACTCTTTTAGTTCCGATCAACTAAATAGGCGCACCATTTCTGATCGGAGAATTAAATGAATTATCAAAAGATATACAAAGCTTTAGTAGACAGCCGAAAATACAGAGGTGTCTATAAGAGAGATTTGGATTATTATACAGAGTCACACCACATAGTTCCAAAATCTTTGGGAGGTTCGGACGGAGTTTGGAATAAAGTTTTACTCACTCCAAGAGAACACTTTATTGCACACCTGCTCCTAGTGAAAATATACCCAGACAGTAAAGAAATGAAACAAGCTATGATCCTAATGAAGGGACGAGGTAAGATTGTAAATTCAAAGATGTTTACAAGGCTTCGCCAAGATGTTGCGGAAATGTCCAAAGGAGCTAGAAATCATTTCTTTGGTAAGACCCATACTCCAGAGAATAGAGAGATTATGGGGAATGCCCGTCGCGGAAAGAAAATGCCCGCCTCATCTATTGAAAGAACACGCTTAGCCAATTTAGGAAGTAAACGTTCTGAAGAGGCAATAAAGAATATGTCCGAGGCTGCGATAAATAAGAACCTCAGCCCTTGGCAAACATCTGGTTGTCTAATTAGACCGCACTCCCTGCAATTCTGGGCGGTTTCGGATATCATTTACGATCTATGGTATCAGGCTGATAAAATCGGCCCTCGACGGCTGTGTAAAATATATAATGAAGTATTTTGCGACACGTTAGAACACTTCAGATTTACTAAAATCTGCCAAATGTTTTCTTCTGGTTGGATTCCATCGGAGGACGGTAAGTGGTTAACTTTTAAGGAGACTATGTGTGGAAGATGATGAAAGCATAGCTGAAAATTCCTCTTCAGCACCACCTGCCGGGGAGAATCCGATACCCTCCATCTCCTATCGTGAGCAGGGTTTCAATGGAATCCTGACTTTAGGTGGGCAGGTAATGGAGGAGTGTTCTCACGAATTGAGATTTCCTCAAGCGATAGAAACATACAAGAAGATGGCTAAGGATGCTGCTATCAGCCCAGCCCTTGAACTTGTTGAAACCATGATTGCACGAGTTCCTTGGGATGTCAAGATTCCTGAAGGATATGAGGAGGAACTTGCCGATAAAGCCAATTATCTCAAGCAAGTGATGGTGGACATGGATCATGACTGGCAGAGCATGATTAAGCAAGCTGCTACGTTCAACCGTTATGGTTTCTCTGTTCTTGAGATTGTTCTTCGCTATCGCCGTAAAGAGAATGGATCGAAGTTCAATGACGGGCTTGTAGGGGTTAAGAAGCTTCCTATTCGCGCTCAAGACACTATCGAAGGTTGGTATTGGAAGAACAGTGGACGTGAGCTTGCTGGTCTTGTTCAACGAGTCGTGATTCCAGATAGCGCCACTCCCGACTACGGGTGGGATTTTGTAAATACTTCAACAGCCTCTACTAAAACAAAACCCGTAAGACTGGCTAGGAAGAAGTTTTTGCTCTTTCGTAACAATCCACTAAAGGATTCACCGACCGGGGTGAGCAGTTTGAATGGAGCGTGGCAAGCCTGGAAGTATAAGACAGCATTTCAAGAAGCAGAGGCCATTGGTGCTGCTCAAGACGTGAATGGCTTTAAAGTGTTGTACCTGCCTCCGCAGTATATGGCTGCTGATGCTTCTGATGAAAACAAGGCAGTGTTTCAAGCCTATCAGCAAGCAATGGCTAATATGCACGTTGCCAAGCAGAGCGGTTTGATTCTTCCTCTGCTGCTAGATGAAACTGGTAAGCGGATGTTTGACTTTGAAGTGATGAGTGTCACAGGACAACGTTCGTTTGACACTAACGCAATCATTGCTCGTTATAACGCTGAAATCCTCACTTGCTTGTTTGCTGACTTCTTGGCCCTTGGTCAACAAGGTGGTGGATCGTTTGCTCTTGGTGAAACAAAAGTAAGCATTATTGAGATGGGTATTCAAGCCAAGCTTGACGAAATCAAGAATCAGCTTAATCACCAACTTGTTCGTACACTTTGGGAGCAGAACGGGTGGGATACAACAATCATGCCAGAATTCACTTACGGGAACGTTAGTAAAGAATCTTTGGATGAAGTAAGTAAGTTTATCCAACGTACTGCCGCTGTTTCCACATTCCCGCGTAATCGAGACACAATCAACTGGGTAATGAAGCAGGCTGATATCCCTTATCGTGTTCCAGACACCATGACTCAAGAAGAGCTTGATGAAGCCCTTGGGAACATGACATCGAAGTCAGGAAGCGGAATGGTTGAGGGGCTTAACTCGGGCACGGGTACAGTGGATGGCAGTTCTGGTGACGGATCAATTTCCAACAATGAAAACACATGAAGGAGTGAATGATGGCCCATGAACTCACTCGCCTAAGAAGCAAGATGTTCGACACTCCTTTGTTGATCGATCCTCGCACCTTCGAATCGGTGATGAATTATCTGGACAAGCGTTGTGAAGGTGGTGCTGTACTGGAGACTAAAGAAGATTCTCTAGAGTTTTCGATGTACGACACCCTTTATTACGAGGAAAACAACCTCGGCGTAATTAGCATCAATGGCCCACTGACTAATAAGTCTACCGGGTGGGAAGCTCTCTGTGGTGGAACTTCTTACGAGAGTATTAAAGAAGACTTCGAATCTCTTGTTGTTGAAGGTGCCAAGACCATTGCTTTTATGGTTGAGTCTGGTGGTGGTGAAGCTTACGGAATGATGGACACTGGTAATTATCTGCGCAAACTGGCTGATGAGAACGGTGTACGAATCATTAGTTATGTGGATGGCCTTAGTGCATCGGCAGCATATGGGCTTACCGCAATCTCCGACGAAATTGTTTCGAACAAGCAGTCTGAGATTGGATCGGTCGGAGTTCTTATCCGCTTGATGAATGATTCAAAGGCTCTTGAGCAGAAAGGTTATGAGCGAACCTTTGTTACAGCAGGATCAGAAAAAATTCCTTTTGCTGAAGACGGAAGTTTTCGAAAAGAATTTATTCAAGACCTTCAAGACAAAGTGGATGCTCTCTACAAAGATTTCACTGAATATGTTGCAGAACATCGTGGCATGTCCGTGGAAGCAGTGAGGAATACCGAAGCTAAAACGTTTCTTTCAGAAGAAGCTGTTGCTTTGGGTCTAGCTGATAAAATAATGACTCTGGAAGACTTCTACTCTTACTTGTCGTCAGAGGCCCAATCTAATAAGACCGGGAAAGAAATGAACAATCGTATTTTTAAATTTATGAAGAATGAGGTAACTCCTAATATGTCCGTGGATATGCCAAAGCTCGAAGAGCTTCAAACCCAACTGTCTGACTATCAGGCACAAGTTACTACCCTGCAAGCATCCCTTGAAGATATGACCCAACTGAAAGCTTCCCTTGAAGCTGCTCTGGGTGAGAAAGAAACCGCTCTGGCTGACGCTCAAGCTCTGGTTGCACAACTGGAACAAGAGAAAGTAGAGCAGAAATTGCAAGCTCGTAAAGACAAGCTGGCTGCTGTCACTTCCGCTGACCAAGTAGAAGCTCTGGCTGCTTCCCTGTCTTCTCTGGACGACGCTGCATTCTCCACTGTTGTAGGCGCTATGGCTGCTCAAGCTAAAGCTGTTGAAAACAGTGAGATGTTCACCGAGGTCGGTGACCAAGGCGTAGAGGCTTCTGTTGAAGATGTCGCTGCTCCGAAAACTTCCACTACCGATGCGCTGATTCAAGCCCGTCTTCAAAACCGTTAATTTAAAGGAATTTAAAATATGCCTTTCGTAACTATGCCTTACTCCAAGCGCCTGTCTGACCTCGTTGTTCACGAAATTGATCCGAGTGTTGGTTATGGCCGTAAATGTGTAAACGTCACTCCTCCGGCTGGTGGCGCTGCTGTTGAAATCGGTACTGTTGTTTACCGTGCTAAGGGCACCAACCCCGAAGGTGCTTACGCAGTTCTGAGCGCTGCTTCTCAAATTGTAGAAACCAACGAGTTTGCTGTTATTTACGGCGACCATTACAGCTTCAACCCCTCGTTCGTTCCGCGTGCTATTGCTGCTGGTCAGTTCAACGCTGTTGGTTTTGTTGGTCATTCTGGTGGCCTGCAACTGAAAGAATACTTCCTGAAGCAAGTTCACTCTGCCCTCACTGATGCTCAGTTTGCTTCTCTGAAAGAAGTGCTGGAAAAGCAGGGTATTGTGGTTCTGGAAACCAAGTAATCGGCATATTTTGCCACGTTATTAATTAAATAAAGGAAAGTTAAAATATGCCTCTCGTAATTAACCCTAATGACCGCACTAAGGTAGTTGATCGTACCGACAGCCTGATTCAAATCCCGAACACTGTAGGTATCGCCAACGCGCTGGGTCTGTTCACCCCCACCTACTCCACTCAGAAAACTGTGGAAGTTGTTCGTACCAAGCGTGGCTCCACTTTGCTGGAAGACCGTAACTGGGATGAGCGTAACCAAACCATCGCTGGTCGTGATCGTGACTCGCTGCTGTTGAAGATTCCGCACTTCCCGGCAGATGACGCTATCACCCCGAACGACATCGACGGTATTGTTTCTGCCAACTCCATGGCTGAAGCTGCTGAGCTGGAAAGCGTTGCTGCTGTCCGTGCTGACAAGATGTTTGACCTGCGTGAAGCTCATGGTCTTACCCTTGAAGCCGCTCGTATGCAGCTTATCACTGCCGGTACTGTTTATGCCCCGAACGGCACTGTATCGACCAACTACTACACTGAGTTCGGCATTACCCGTGAAGAGATTGTTACTTCGCTGGCTACATCTACCGACCCTCGTGCTGACTTTGCTGATGCCAAGAAAGCTGTTCGTGCTGGCCTGACTGGCGGTCAAGCTGGTACTGTCCGTGCCTTCGTTGTTCTGGCCTCGGATAGCTACTTCCAAGCACTGCTGATGAACCCGTACATCACTGATGCAATGAAGTACGAAGCTGGTCAACAGTCTCTGAGCGTTCTGCTGGGTCAGCCGCAGTCACTGGCTACCGATGCTCGTTTCGAGTATGTGAACGTCTTCGGTATCACTTTCATTAACGCTGGCGCTGCTGGCTATGAGAATGCTGCTGGTACTTTCGTTCCGTTCGTGGCTGAAGGTGACGCATACATGCTGCCGGTTGGTGTTCGTGATATGTTCAAGACCTACTTCGCTCCGGCTAACCGTTTTGGTACTATCAACCGCCGTGCTCAAGGTAGCTACTGGTACGAGTACATGAATGAGAAAGATGACATCATCGAAATCATGACTGAGCAGAACTTCCTGAACGCCCTGCTGAATCCGGGTGCTATCGTTCGTCTGTCGCTGGTTTAATCCTCTTAGGATTTCTAGTTAGACAATAAGGAGGCTTGAAATATAGCCTCCTATATTTAGGAGATTCCTATGAATGTTGAAATTAAAGCTGGTTGGATTTATGCACTTCGCCAACTCGCAGCGGTTGTAGAAGCTGGTGAAGTTTCTACCAAGCCTGAAGTAGTTGCCCTGACTCCGATTGCTGACCCAGCTACTGCGACAGCAGCAGATGTTGCTACCCTTCTGAATGAAGTAGTTGCTGCTCTACAGGCTTAAAGATTATAGGGCAAGCCGTTTGGTTTTGCCCTCCTTAAATTAAAAGGAGAGGCTTTGCCCATGACTGACGAAGAAAAGATCAGTTTAATTCGAATCTTGATCGGAGATACTGAAACGTCTCCATTTTATATGCTTCTGACTGATGTAGAAATTCAAAAACTTTTAGATTTCTCCAAGGGAGATGTTTATAAAGCAGCGAGGTTTGCGGCAGCAAGTGCTTACGCACAATTGTCTGCTTGGAGCACTCGTGAACGTACTGGTTCGATAGAAGTATGGAACTCTGTATCAACAAGCTACTTTAAAGTTCTTGAAAATCTGATGAAAGGTGCAGGCATGTTTATGCCTGACGGATTGTATCCTTGGTATGGTAGTAAAGACAGTTGTTCCAAGCTCTTGAATATTCAAGTGTGTGACCACGAAGAATCTTGTAGTTGTAACACTTGCAAAGCCTACGGTTCTACTTTCTGAAGGAGAAGTGAATGTCTATTCCAAGATTTCTCCTGACAAGAACAGTCCCCCTTACCATCTACCGACAAGAAGCGGGTTCTTATGTCCGTGGTGTGTGGGTAGAAGGACCAATCGTTGAAGTACCAATTCGTGCAAACATCCAGCCTTTGAAACCTTCCGAAGTTCAGATGATGCCTGAATCTGATCGCACTCGTGAGTGGTACAGGCTTTGGACAACTGACCTTGTAAGAACAAAGCAAGAGGGGGCACAAGGATACGATGCCGATGAATTTATTTGGAAGGGTTATCGTTACCAGATAATGAAAGTTCAGAGCTGGGATATGGGAGTTCTTGACCATTATTCGGCGTGGGCTGCTAGGATTTCTGTAACTCCAAATTGAGGTGTGTATGATTAGAACAGGTTATACGGCAGATACCTCGGAATGGAAACGAATCAAAAGGCAGCTTCTTGCTTCGAACAAAAAGAGTTTGCAGATAGGTTGGTTTAATGGAGATTTGCATTCTCAGGCAACTGAAGCTGGCCCACCAATCCCGCTAGCTCAACTTGCCAAATGGTTGCACGATGGTACGGTGAATACCAATGGTTCAACAATACCACCAAGACCATTCATAGCCGAAGGCTTCATGGTGTACTTAAAGAACAGACCAATCTTTGAGAACGCTTTGAAAAGACGCCTTCCTTTGGTTATTGAAGGGAGGATGAGTTGGGAACAACTTTATGCTTCTCTTGGTGATGAGATGGTGGAGTTGCTTCAGATGGTGATGGACTCTTGGTCTTATCCGGCTAATGCTCCTCTTACAATCGCACTGAAAGGACGAGACGATCCTCTGGATAAAACGGGAGAACTTATCTCCAAAGTTAAATGGCGTATCGGAGATAAGGAGTTTGTTTAATGTCTGTCTACAGTCAAATCAGAGACGCATTGTTCGATGGTTCTGATGCCCTAATAAAAAGAACGGAATACACCCCACATATTATCTTTAGTCACGGTAATGGCTTAGAACCAACTAATGACTACATCGTGATTAACATTCTTGGACTTGAACAAACGGGAAGAGTTTACAACTCATCTTTGACAGATGGGATTGTAAGCCCAACAGGTCTTAAATCACACTTCCAAAGCTTCCACGAAGCTCGTGTTCAGTTCAGTTTTTACGGCAGCAACTCGGGCGATATTGCTGATGTATTTCATCGCTATATCAACAACTACACAATGACTCGTGATGATTGGTGTAGATTTGGGTTGGCACCTAATAGAAAAACACAAGTTGTATACAACCCTCAGTTGAGGGACACACAGTGGGTTGATGCTTTTAACTTCACTGTTACCTTTGCTTATGGCGTGCATGAATCTAAAGAAGTTGATTGGGTTGAGCATGTCACAATCAATACAAATGGTAGGTCTTCTACCATTCCACCAGTGGCTTAAATCGCCTTATTAAATAACACAAGAGGATACGCAATTGGCAGCAATTGACTCTTTTGTTGAAGTGTTTATTACTAAAAACACTCAGCAGATTGATATTACATCTTTCAGTATTCCAATGATTCTTTCTGCCCACGGCCAGTTCCCAGAGCGTGCTCGTGTGTACAATAGCCTCACTGGTGTTGCTGAAGACTTCCCCACCACTTCCACCACCTATATTATGGCTCAACGCCTATTTGGGCAAGAGCTAGTTTTTCAGCAAATCGTCATTGGTCGTAAAGACATTGACCATGATGTAGTTACAGTAACTGCGCTGAATGCAACCACCTACACCCTTACCATCAATTCCGTTGCTTACACGTATACTTCTGGCACTGGCGAAACTGAAGCAGATATTATTGCTGGTCTGTATGCACTGATTGATGGAGTCACTGGTGTTGTTGCCGGTGTTAACGCGGGAGGTGATGAGCTTTCTATCTATACCGACTTCACCGTCATTGGTAATGTAAACACTGTTGTAACCCCTGTCACTTCAGTTGAAACCTACAGTGACGCACTGTTTGCTGTACAAGAAGAGAATGATGATTTCTATGCTGTTGTAATTGACAGTCACGATGCAGCCGAAGTTCTTGCCTTTGCTCAGACTATTGAAGGTATGACCAAAATCTTTGGTACTTCGACTTCTGACCGTCAAGTGCTTTCGGCTGCTTCCACCACTGACATTGGTTCTCAGCTTTATAATCTGAATCTTGAGCGAACCTTTGTTATTTGGTCGGCTACTGCTGATACTCAATATCCAGAAGCTGCTTGGTTGCACCAGATGCTTGAAGTTCCGGGTAGCAATACTTGGGCACTGAAAGAACTTGCTCTTGTCACTGTTAGTCGTCTCTCTGAGACTGAAGTTAACGTACTGAATAGCAAGAATGTCAACTACTTCCGCCGTGTTAAAGGTGCTGCCATTATTATGAATGGTCAGATGGCTGGGGGCACATGGCTCGATGAAACCATTTTCCTCGACTGGTGGAAAGCTCGTGTCCAAGAGGCCGTGTTCTATCGCCTGATTAACAGCCGCAAAATTCCCTACACCCAGCAAGGCGCAACTTTGATTGAGGCTGAGATTCGCAACATCAACGCCCAAGGTATTGCCAACGGTGGCATTGCTGATACTCCAGCACCTACAGTACAAGCCCCTAATGTTCTGGCAATTCCAGAAATGATTCGTGCCACTCGCGTAATGGGTGACTTCATTGTCACATTCCGTTTGGCTGGAAGTGTCCACAAGGTCAGCGCAATCCGTGCAACCGTATCTGTCTAAGGAGAAGTAAATGTCTGCAAATATTCTTTCTACCTACTTCCCTGAAGCAGTTAGTATTGTTCTTGGTAATGATAACTTCAGCCATATCGTAAGTGGTGTTGCTGAGGGCACTTTCATTACTATTGCTCGTGAAACCCCAGCTACTCAGTTGGTGATTGGTGGTGACATGAGCGCCATGCGTGTTCGTCGTAAGAACCGTGCCTCTACCGTCACTGTCACCCTGATGCAAGGTAGTGACTCGAATGACGTTTTCAGTCAGATTCTGAAGAACGATGAAGATGCAATGAACAACGATTGGCTGTTCCACTTGACCATCAAAGATGGCTCGGGTCGTTCTGTTTTCTTCAGCCCACAAGCATACATCGCCAACATGCCCGACATTTCGTTTGGTACTGAAGGTGATAACCGTGATTGGGTTATTCAGTGTATCGACCTGAACGCCCACGTTGGTGGTGGTGGTTTGCTGGATGCTGCTAGCGTCAACACTCTTGAAGATGTTGGCTACGATGTAGCTGAAGACTGGAAGACTTCTTAATTGAAGGGGAGAAATCCCCTTCCTTCCTAACAAGGAGTTAATATGGACCTTTGGACATATAGCCCAGAAGAGGTGACAATCCTTGTAATGGGAGTTCCGTTGGAAGGTGTTGTTGATGGTACATTTGTTTCTGTAACAAGACAAGCACCCGTCTTTACATCATCTTCCACGGCAGATGGTCGTGTCACCAGAACTTACAATGCTGCCGATATTTGGGATATTCAGTTTACACTAATGAATACAAGTCCTTCAAATGGATTCCTTGATAAGCTAGTTCTTCTTGATCGTGTGACGAAACGTGGTAAGTTTCCATTAATGATTAAAGATGGTTTCGGGGGGACATTAATCTTCTCCACAACCACTTGGATCGAGGAACTTCCATCTATCACTTATGGTGTTGAGATGACAGAGCGTGTATGGACACTCAAGAGCGCAAATGCTGTTGTTAATATCAATGGAAACGAAAGTCCAAGCTCTATGGCGGAAGACATTCTTGGTACTGTAGCATCTGCTCTACCAGGCATCCTATAGGTGATTAAATGGCAGCAGATATCCTTACATACAGCCCAGACCAAGTAGCTCTTATCTTTGGTGGATATAGAGTTAATGGTTGGAACAGAATTGCCATTCAACGGAATACAGAGTTTGTAAAACAGATTCGTGGTATTCGTGGTAAGCACGCAAAAGAAGTTAGCCGTGATACGTCTTGCACCATCCTACTCACTATTCCACAAAGTACGGAAGTTAATACAATTCTCGGAAAAGTGCTTGAGCTTGAACAAACCTCGAAGGGAAAAGTTAGGCTTGAAATAATGCTTAAAGATGAAGCTGGTGGCCCTGTATTCACATCAGTTGAGTGTTACATTGGTGGATGGCCCAATATCGTGTATGGGGCTGAGTTAAATGAAATTGAGTGGAAGTTCCTTTGTGACTCATCTGAGTGGACACTTAAAGGAAATGAAGCTAACAAGAATGCAATTACTGACGTGATTAGTGGTGCTTTGGGGAGTGCAGGTAGTGCAATCTCTGGAGCTGTTAGCAGTGTTGGTAATTTGTTTTAAATAAAACTGGAGGAAACAATTATGCAAGAAACTAAAGAAATCACTATTGACGAACAAACTTATATTATCAAGCTGCTTCCCACTATGGATGGCCTTGATTTTATCTCCCGTCTGAATAAAGAAGGCATGTCGGCTCGTGTAGTGTTTGATGCTGTGAGCCGTTGTGTGCAAATCGGCAGTGCATCGTTTAGTGAAAAGAAATTCAACTCTCATTTCCGTGGACGTTATGGCCACCTGATGAAGCTGGTTGATGCTGTAGTAGAGTTTAACTTCCCCGATCTGAACGAGGGAAACGCCGAAAGCGATACAGAAGACCTGTAAAGGCTGTATCGCAACAATCTCAAAACCCGAGAATGAATAACATTAGAGATAACTTCTCGGGTGATTACGATGTCATGCGTGTCATCTTCTCTACAGACAACCCAATAGAAACTTTATATAACCTTCACCACAAATATTCTACTCCTTTGTTTAATGAGTATCTTGAATATTTAGATGTGCATGAAGAGCTTAAAGCTATTGCAAGAGCTGAGCAAGAGAAAGAGATAAAGTCCAAACAATCAAAACGATAGAGAAGGTGGAGCATGACTGGACCGATTTCATCCTTTTACGCTCAGGTGGGGATTAACACTCGCATTCAAGATTTGCGAAAAGTTGATCGCTACCTGAAGCATGTAGAGACTAAACTAAAGAGATTTGAGAAGCTTTTCAGTAAGAATTTCTCTCTCGGTATTTCCTCATTCTTTGTTAATGAAAGAAGCTTAAAGCGCACTCTCGGCAATGCTCTTGATAAAGCAAGTAAAGATGTGGTGTTTGAGGTTAGCCGCTTTGCTGTAAATGAAAGAAACCTGCGAGCCGCAATGCTTCGTGCTGGACGTTCTTTTGCAAGAGAGGCTGTTCCTTATCAATCAAGCTTGCACAGAGCTAACACCACAGTTACTAGACACGAACGCCCGCAACTTGCCGACAGGTCTGGTCGTAATTTCATGTATGGTGGTGGAACGGCAGGTGCTTTAGCACGTTATGGGTTTGGTAGTGTGCCGTTTATTGGCGGGGCTTATGGCTTGATGACCCTTAATAGGGGGTCACAAGAACTACAAGCAAACGCTATGGCACTTTCTGCTTCTGCTGGTAATGAAGCTGATACAAAGCAGTATACCGAGTTTCTGAACAACCTTGGTGATCGTCTAGGTAAAAAGACATCTACCATGACTCCGTTCTTTGCACAAATGCTGGCTGGCTCTAAAGGTACTGCACTTGAGCCTCACTTGATGACTGGTTTTGAAAGCCTTATGGAATACTCTTCTGTAATGATGCTTGATGACCAGAAGATCAAAGGTACAATCCGGGCATTCACACAGATGATCGGCAAACAGCAAATCATGGCTGAAGAGCTTCGTGGACAAGCGGCTGAACACCTACCACCTATTGTTCGCTTGATGGCGGACGTTGCTGCTGGTGGAGACACCAAGAAACTTAATAAAATGATGGAGATGGGTCAGCTAGACCCTAATGTACACCTCCCCCTCTTGTATGCACGGCTGAAAGAAGAAGCAGAACCAATGCTTCCGAAGTATTTTAAAACCTCTGTGTTTGCTCAGGGGTTCATGGGTAAGAAGTTTGAAGACCTCTTAAAGACCTTCGGAGAAAAGGGCGGTGATGAAGGCTTTGCCCGCTTCTTTAAAATGGTTGGTGATGCAGCAAGCAAGTTAACCCCCGTTGTCGAAGGATTAGCTAAAGCTTTTAATTGGTTAACCAAGCAATTAGAAATGCCAATAGGCGTCCTTGGCGATCTTGGTATGTACTTTGAAAACACCAAAAAAGCCGTTGAAGGGCTTACTGAGGCGATGAATGAAATACACCCAGCAGCATCAACGTTTGCGGGCTTGGGATTGCTGATTATGTCTAAGTGGGGGCGGCTTGGTCTTATTTTTCAGGGTATGTTTATGCTTCTGGAAGATATTTCTGCTGCAATGGGAGGCGGCAAGAAAAGTGTAACTGGCGATCTGTTCAAATTCCTTGAGAAATTCGTAGAATTTGATAGAGGTATAATGGGCGTTGCAATGGCTTTCTTAACGGTAGCCGCAGCAATTAAACTTGCATCTAAAGTGCTAGGCGCTTCTCTTCTTTATGACTTCTTGAAAAAGCAATCCGGCTTTCCGGGTGATATGCCAGGAACACCAGATAAGTCAATCCCCGGTAAAGGTAAACCAACATCTCCGGGTGCTGGTTGGATGAGGATGCTCAGCGGTGCTGGTTTGATGATGATGCGCGGCGGTCCATTGCTTGCTCTGGCGTCTTATTGGGGAATGAACCAAGAAGACTTCAAACTTCGCTACAATCAAGATTATGATTTTAGAGAAGAATCTTCTGTCATCCTTGAGAGGTTGTTTGGTGGCGGGCTTGGTGCTATCGGTAGAACTCTTGGTACTGGAGGAAACATCCCTTGGCACCAAAGAGACGAGTATCTCAGTGGCCTAGGTAGGCAATGGGAAAGCCCATCAGATTTCTTAGACTTCAAAAAACAACAAGCGTTGTATGGAGAGGGAAATGGGCAATCGGACATTCCTTCGGTGCCTAATACGCCAGAACAAGCTATAGCTCAAATGGGTATGATGGGCAACACATCCAACACTATCACCAACACATTTGAAATCAAGATTGATGGTGTGATTGATCCCACAAATATGGAGAATATCTTCAATCAGGAGATTCTTCCTCAGATTGAGGGTTGGTGGACTAACCAGCTTGGTGAAGTTGATATATCTTACGGGAGTAAATAATGTCGTTAGTTTTACAATTTGGAAACAACGGTGGTCCTGAAGATATTAGTGCTGTCTACTACATCAACGCTGTAGAGTCCTATACAAAGACGGTGAACGGTAAGCTATCCAAACATCCTTTGGACTCTGGTGTAAGCATATCAGATCACTTCATTTCAGAAAATATGACGTTCAATATCCGTGGAGTTATTACCTCTGCGGATATTACCTTCGCAGCATATACCACAAGTTTTGCTGCTGTTGGTGCAAACAATATTCAAATGGGTGAACCGCCAGTTGCTGTTACGGTGGATGATGGAAAGACTCTTCTGAATCAGTTTCTACCGGACGTGATTGGTCAGTTCCTCTCGCCTGTTGAACCAGAAGTGTTTGGTGATGAATCTCTTGTTGCAGAAGCAGGTCCATCTTTCTCAGAATTTATCGAGAAAATGATTCTGGATGTCATTTACAACCCTGTATCACAGACATACAGAAATAGTATTGTCACTGTATCTTTGTATGAGATGGAGGGCAACCAATACAGTAAAGCACCTTATACCAATCTTGTCGTAACAGATTTCAGAGTAAATGAAACTCCTGACACCGGCAATGGTTGTCATTTTGATATGACTCTTGAACAAGCTCGATTTGTCGAGATTCGCAGAGAGGAGCTTCCAGAGGATGTTTCTGAAGAGATTAAGAAACAGGCAGCAGCAAGTGCCAACAAAGGAAAGGCCGACTCTACTAAAAAACCTGTATCCGGTAGTACAGACGAGTCTTCTAAAGATTTTGTCGGGCCTGTCTACTCGCAGACTCAGCTTAGTGAACTTTTCCACGGTAAGGGGCCTGGAGGTTAAATGAATTACGTTAGTTTACCTCTGTATCAGGAACAAGATTACTTCTACTCTGTTGTACTAGATGGGGTGGCTTGCGTCTTTCGACTCTACTACAACCAGCGAGTAGACGGATGGTTCTTTGATCTGAGAGAAGAAGGATCGACCAATTATTTTGTGCAAGGAGAAAGATTGGTTCTACTTTACCCAATCCTCCTTGATTATACACACTTACCATTCTCAGGCTTTCTTTGGTTGGAACCTATTGGCGATAGTGCCGAGAAGTTTAGAACTGATTCTTTCAGTTTGTATAAATGGTTTCGTTTGTTCTTCATTACTGATCTTTAAATTAATGGGAGGGTGAATGCCTTTACAGACTAACAGGATTTACTCTCTTATTGTTGGTGATATCAAAACAGGAGATGGATGGGAAATTACTGATCTTCACATCACCTTCGATATCAGCAAAATGAGCGACAACAAGCAAAAGAACAATAGTGCAACAATTGAAATATACAACCTATCCAAAGAGAAACAAAGATTCCTTGAAAGAAAATACATTGGTCTTGTTCTTAGTGTAGGTTGGCTTGATACAGGACTTAAACGTCTTTTTGCAGGCCAAGTTACAGAAGCATCTACAAGAAAATCTGGTGCTGATGTAATCACCATTTTGAATGTTGGTGTTGACTATGTTGAACTTAATCATCAAACAATTAGTAAGATTGTCCCAGAGGGGAGTACTTACGAAGACGTTATTAAAGAGATTGCCAAAGAACTTGGCACAAGTCGCAACGTCATTACAGGTGTTAACTGTAAAAATCCTGTGATTGACGGCTATCCACTTTCCGGCACTCCACGACACATGCTAGACGAAGTGTGCAGAGCCAATCAAATGGATTGGTCAATTGACGACAAAGTGCTGTATGTAAGCGACGCCACTGAGAGCCACACGACCGACATTAATTCTGTTGTTGTAATTAGTCAGTCTTCAGGCTTGCTGGATCGTCCCTATCTTACAACAGGTGATGTAAACCGATCTGTAAAAGATAAAAAGAAGAAAAGAGGATTACAATTCCGTTGCCTGATTATTCCAGAATTGGTTGCTGGCTCTTTAATCAAACTTGAGTACGAAGAACTTACTGGCTACTACCGAATTGATTCCATGAGGATTAAAGGTGGTTGGCGTGTAGATGACTGGTCTATGGACATTAAACTTACAGAGAAGGTCGGGAGCGTATAATGGCACAAGAAAAATCTCTGCAAGGGACATTGACTAAGAATTTCTGGAGCGGAATGGAGAATGTTTACACATCTATTCCCGGTATTGTTGTTCGAGTAAGAGATAACTTTCAAAACCTAGCTATTGATGTTCAGCCTGCAATTAACATTAAAAAAGAAGATGGGACAGTACAAGATCGACCTGTAATTCTGAATGTCCCCGTGCAAATGCCGTCTGGACGTGAGGGTGGGCTTACTCACAATATTTCTGTTGGTGATCCCGTCTGGCTTATGTTTTCAATGGTGGGTATTGATCTTTGGAAACGTGGTAACGGGATGCCAACAACTTCCTCCGACTTTAGGAAGTTTGATAAAAGAGATTGCGTTGCTATTCCATCCCCCTTTCCTTTTAGCGAAAGTGTAAATAATCCAGAAAAACACTTATGGGAACACAGTCCTAACGATGTGGTTCTCTATCACGGATTAGGCAGTGCTGAAGAGACAGAGATTCGTTTACATCGCGGTGGTGGTGTGACTATTAACACAAACCAAGAAGTGACTGTTAATGCTGATGTAGCACGAGTGAATGTTCAAACTTTGCTTGTAGATGCTGCTCACACAGATTGGGTTGGCAATATCAATTATGTCGGAACTCTGACTATCAATGGTGTTCCTTATCAGTCTCACGTTCATAGCGGGGTTCAATCTGGCCCCAGTAACACCGGAGGGGTTGTTTAATGGACCTATTAATGGATATTAACGGCACTGGAGATATGGTGTTCGTTAATGGTGCATCTCCTCGCACCTACATTGAAGCAGATGTTGTAGCTCAAAGACTTGCCATTCACCTCAGAACCTTTCGAGCCGAGTGGTTCCTCGACGAGCCATATGGTGTTCCTTGGTTTGAAATCTTAGGCACTAAGAAAACAAAACAACAAGTGGATGCAATCTTACAACGAGAAGTTCTTTCTGTACAAGGTGTCCGTGAGATTGTTTCTTGGACAAGCAACATTGATAACGTCAACAGAAACTATAGTTGTAAGTTCACAGTTAAAACAACAAACGGTGGTTTGACCAATCAAATCATTGTCAATTCACCCACAACTTAAGGTAATCATAAATTATGGCTGGATTGACTAATTCAGGGTTGGATATTAAAAGGCTAGTTGAAGTAATCACAGACCTTCGTCAAGAAGCCGTTCCAATCTTTCAAGATTTGCTTGAAGACCCGAATGACGTTGTAGATACATCTGAAGATTCTACGCTTGGTCGATTGATTGGTCTTATCTCCCCTTCGTTGGCTGATCTTTGGGGGGCTGTACAAGAAGTATACTCAGCTTTTGACCCAAACTCAGCAACAGGCATTGCTCTTGATAATCTCGTAGCTCTTGGTGGAATCACTCGCTTCTCTAACACTTACACTACAGCTCAAGCTATCTTCACAGGCAACAACGGAACCCTGATTCCTTCTGGAAGTGTTGTTTCTAGTGACACAACTGGACAAAGCTTTAATGTTGTGGCAAGTGTGGCGTTGTCGCCGTCTCTTGCTTCTGGTGTCACTATTACAGTACCAACTGTTGCAAGCAGCACGTTGTACACCATCACCTATTCTCGGATTACCAGCTCAAGCACTGTTAGTTACACAAGTGGTGTTGGAGCCACAGCAGCGAGCATTCTTGCAGGACTGAAAGCAGAGATTGATGCTAATCATCCTCAATTGATTGCTACTGTTGTTGGGACGACTTTGGAAATTGATCTTGACGATATTTTCCAAGTAACCTCTTTCAGCACTTCAGCTAATCTTGGGATCACTAAGGTTGATAAGCTCGGTGACTTGATTGCCCAAGAATATGGCCCGATTGAGCAAGCTCCAAATACAATCACTTCGGTTTCCACCCCTGTTCTTGGATGGGATAGTGTTACAAACCCTGTCAGTGCGGTTGCTGGCAGGTATGTTGAGACAGATGAAGAGCTTCGTGAACGTTTCCGTGTAAGTAAGTTTGAACGTGCCTCTAACATTCTTGAAGCATTGTACTCTGCTCTGATTAACCTTGACACTGTAGAGCAAGTGGTTATTTATGAGAACGATACAGATGTAACGGATGCTAATGGTATCCCTGCTCACAGTTTTATGCCGATTGTTCTTGGTGGTATTTCCACAAACATTGCACAAAGTATTTGGGAGAATAAGCCCCTTGGTATTCGTAGTTATGGAAACACATCTGTAACGATCTACGATAGTCAAGGCTTCCCACACGATATTGGTTTTGAGCGTCCAAATCCTGTCACCATTTATATTGACTTGGATATTACCACCAACTCCGAGTTTCCTCAAAACGGCGAGCAGGCTATTAAAGATGCAATTGCTGCATACACGGAAGCACAGTTTGGTATTGGCGAAGATGTTGTTTACAGCCGTCTGTACACGCCGATTAACAGTATTCAAGGACACTTTGTAAACAGCTTGACAATCGGAACGTCCCCATCTCCTACTGGAGTTGCAAACATCTCTATTGGTTTCAATGAGCTGTTCTCTCTTGATCCTAACAATATCACAATCACAACGTCTTAAGGAGGGTGCTGATGGCTGTAAATGAGTTTGACACAGTATCCTACCTAGAAGAAGCCCGTAATCGCGTAACCTACGCTTTCACCGATAAGCCCATCTTCGATAAGTATCTACAGTTACTGATCCTTGGTCAAGTTGAGATTCAAGAAGCTTTAAAACAAGTGATGCAGCTTCGTAGCATTGATACAGCGGAGGGCGAGCAGCTTAACGTAATCGGAAGGATTGTTGGGCAACCAAGAGAACTTCTTGAAGCAGACCTATATGAATACTTTGGTTTGCAAGGTGCAACTAATGCACAAAGCTTTGGTGAGTTTGGTAATTCAAGCATTGGCGGTTTGTTCTACAACTACGGAACACCCTTGGGTGGCAACGTCTTACTGGATGATGCAACCTACCGTAAATTTATCAAGGCTAAGATTTTCAAGAACGTAACAGCATCTACACCAGAAGAATTTATCACCGTTGTAAACACGATCTTTGATCTTCCTATATCAATCAGCTCCGAGGGTGATGCTCAAGTAACATTAATGTTTGGACGTATTCTAACAGCTTTTGAGAAAGCTCTTCTGAACTATGTGAGTACATCTCAAGGCTACCCTTCAAGACTCATTCCAAAGACTGTTGGTGTCCGTATTAATTACGGAGAGTTTGAGGGTGGAAATTACTTTGGATTTCAAGGTGCCCCCGGCGCTAAAGGTTTTGGGGAATTTACAGGCACATACGGTTATGGTCTTGGTTATGGTCTTGAATACGGTGACTCAGACTTCGAGCTTACTGGCGATGGCGGGCTATTTGCTACGCTTTACTAATTAAGAGAGGAAACAAATGGCACAATTTTTGAAGCCTAGCAATCTAAACAATGTGTGGGCTAGTGGTGGGGACCGAATTTACCCCGGCGATACAAAGTATGCAACTGGTTGGCAAGTGGAGATTCCACCCCGTCAGTATTTTAACGAGATTGATTATAAGCAAGATCAAATGCTTGCTCACTTGAATCAATACGGTATTCCTGTTTGGGATAATGAGACAGAATATCAAGCAGACCAAAGCTATGTTCAAGGGGCAACAGGTACTGTGTATCGTTGCGTACTCACACACACAAACCAAGACCCCGATCTAGACGTAAGTAACACCTATTGGATTATTGCTTTTGCTTCTGCTGGAGACTTTTATACTGCAACAGAAAGCGATGCTCGCTATGCCCGTATTTCAAATAACGGAAGTGAGTACAATTCTGCAACCTTCCGTACAAATTTAAGTGTGTACAGTAAGGCGGAAACTTACACAAAAACTGAGGTTGATGGTAAGACGACCGTTGCATCAGCAGCACAGTCTCAGGCATTGACAAGCAACAATGTCTTACTTACTCCGCTGAGATTAGCTGATGCTTTTAAGGGGGCAAATCAAATTCTCTCAACATCATCTGGTAGGCAAAATCTTCCGGGTGGTTTGATTTTGCAGTGGGGGGGTTATTCTAACAGCTCCGCTACCCCAAACACACTATACCCAATCTCCTTTCCAACCGCCTTCCCGAACGGAGTAATTGGAATATATATTACAGACGTTGGTAATAGCGATACAATTGTAAGTAGTTGGAAAGTGAACTCTGACACCATAACTAACAGCGGGGCTTCTATCCTTTTTGCAAGAGACAGTGGCTCAACAGGGGCTGGTAGCGCCCTTTGCCGATATTTCGCACTTGGGTTTTAATGGGAGGGGAATAACATGCCACAAAAGATTAGCCCATTTGTAGAGAGCAAGTACGGATGGAACTACGGGGAGTCGGGTTGGAATTTTGGTATGGATGAGAACCTTACAAAGTTCTCTTTCCTGTTTGATAGAAATATTGATGCCATTGTTTCAACACTCCCGTCCAGTCCCGTAAATGGTCAAGCGTTTTTCCTGACTACAGACAATCGTATGTATTTCAGGGTGGATTCTAGTTGGTATTCTACACCTACACCTAGGTGGTTCGAGTTCCAAATCAGATCGACGGGGGTGGTTTATAAGTTTGACGGAAGTTCCTTGTCTGTTGTTGAGTCACCATCATCGCTGAATAGTCGAATTGCTGATATTGAGCTTACTGTGTCTGAACTTGGTACAGCAGCTTATCAAGACTTAGACTATTTTGCCAGTAAAGCGGAGCTGGATGTATCAGAGGCTCAGTCCCAAGGATACACAGATAATTTAAGATATGAGTTAGCTAGTGAGACAGGTTCTGCTTTAATTGGTTATAAAAATAGCACAGTTAAATACACCCTGGATAGGGTTATTATTCAGGAGTCAGTTATTGTCAAAATCCCATCCGACTATTCTTCTATCACTAGTGCTGTTGATGCGATGAGCGATACCGTAATCAAAAACGGGAGGGGGATTACGTTGCTAGTCGAGGCCGGTCACGCGTTGACGTCCGGTTGTATTTTCAGAAATGGAGATTTCTCTAAATTTACTATAAAATCAGAAGACGGGGTGGTACACCTATCCCCGTCTTTTGTTGGCGTATCCTCTTCGTCCATCCCCACCCTCCAAAATTGCTTATTTGTTATAGATAACGCAAGAGGTCCAGTAATTGACACTCTTTTTGATATGGGGTTGCAATACGGTGCGGGCTTGCATGTAACAAATGGGTCTTTTATCTTAGTTAATCCTAATAAGGGAGTTACCCGCGCTGGTACATTTGGATTTTATTTAGACAACGCTTCAAAAATGCAAGCATCTACAGCAAATTTTTCCAAGTGCAACAATGGGTCAAATGTTACAACAGGTAGTCATTTGAATGCGCAGGGGATTGATTGCTCTGAGTCCTATGTTCCAGAGGGTGGGGGTGCTTGTTTGTACATTTCCCGAGGCTCTATTGTGAACGTCATGTTTGGTAAGTTCGACAACGGGGTTGAAAATGGCTTAACGGCTCGACGATCCCATGTCTCTGCAAACAACTCCACAGCAAACAATTGCTCAGGTATTGGTTATTTGAGCGAATATGGTGCTACTCTCAGCGCTAACAATACTAGTGCTATAAACTGTGCCACCGGGTATATGGCAGATGCTGCCTTCTTGACAGCATCTAGTGGGGTTGGTAGTAGCTGTACAACCATCGGCTGTTTTTCTCAGAATGCTGCGGTGGTGAATGTTTCAGGTGGACAGTTCAACAATTGCAAAGACGGGATTGTAGCACTTTCTGGCTCATCTGTGAACGCCAACTTGGTAAGTGCCGTTAACTGTTTGGTAGATAATGTAAGGGTGGCATCCTCCCGCATAAATCTAGACAGCTCCACCCTTACGGGTGCGGGTGGTATTTGTGTTCACGCTCGACAAGGCTCACATGTATCAGCACTAAACGTCCAGGCTCGTAAAACCGAGGGGGTTGACTCCACATCAGATTTACGAGCGATTAACGGCTCGATCATTCAAGGTAACGGGGCGGTCGGGGGCACTAACATTACACCAAACTCAATCACAGCTAATGGGATAATTTTCAAGTAATTATACAACAGTAGTGAGAAAATAATGGGTATAGCCGACTTACCTAAGGCTGTCGGGGTTAGTTGTCGCCAATCACTAATGGTGTAGAATGAGAGCAATCAAAAATAAACTGATTGCAGCATTTATTGCAGCGGGGCTTAGTGCCCCGGCTGCTTTTGTTGCATATGGTATAGGAAAGTAATGAATATTTCCGACTTAGCTAAAGCTGTAGGCATTAGTGAAGACTTGGCGGCTCTTTGGTGGTCGCCAATCACTAATGCTATGCAGCGGTATGACATTAATACTCCTCTACGCAAAGCTCATTTTCTTGCTCAGGTTGGACATGAATCCAATAGCTTCAAATCTGTAAGTGAAAGCTTGAATTATAGCGTGGATGGGCTTCTTAAAACATTCTCTCGTACCCGTATCTCTGAAATGGATGCTCATAAATATGGTCGTACTTCTACACAACCAGCAGACCAACAAGCAATTGCTAACATTGTATATGGTGGTGAGTGGGGAGTAAAGAACCTTGGGAACACTCAGCCCGGAGACGGCTGGAAGTTTCGCGGAAGAGGACTTCTGCAAGTCACAGGACGTGCTAACTACACTAAGCTGAATCAATCTCTTAACTTCGATCTTGTTAATCGTCCAGAACGTCTTGTAGAAGATAATCTTATCTCTGCATTAGCAGCTGCATGGTTCTGGGATAGCAGAGGATTGAATAGCTTTGCTGACAGGGATGATATTCTGACCATTACAAAACGGATTAATGGTGGAACACATGGCCTCGATGACCGTAAGAAGCGATTGGAACGCGCTAAGAAAGCTTTGGGAGTAGTGTAATGCAAAAGGTAAAGGAAGTGGTTGTTAGCACAACTAAGGACGTAGTAAAACCAAAGCTTCTCGATAACTGGCGTGAGCTTCTTAAAAGCTATTCATTCATCTTCCATGCTCTGTCTGCGCTTTTGACATTCGTAGAAATCATCCTCCCGCATATGTTTCTGATTGAACCTATGTTCACCCCAGCAGCTTATGGTGTGACGATGTTTGTATTGAACGTGCTCGGCGGGTTGGGACGACTCATCAAACAACGCAATATTCCAGATTAAGGAGAACAACATGCTATCAAAACCACTGATGCTTGTAATCGCTGTCCTCTTTAGTGGAATGTGTTTGTTTGGCTACCTATCCTACTCATTTTACAGTGATAAAGCAACGCTTAAAGCTGATGTGGATCGTTTAGCGAAAGCTAATGCAACGCTTGTTTCTGATGTAGAAAAGGCTACTAAATCCTGTCTTATCGTTGATGAAATCAATAGAAAGCACAACGAAGAACAGAAAGCCTTGGATGAGAAGAAAGAAGAGCTTGTTGAGAAAGTTGACAGCTTACCAAGCATTCAAAGTAAAGCTCCTAAGAAGGCAACAGATAAGGAATCCTCATATGTTGAAGATGGTGGTGTTGTACACCTTGATAGTCGCTTGCCTGATGAGCTTATCAAGTTGCTCCAACAATCCTACAACAGTGTACAAGAACAATCTACACCTAACCCCCGATAGTCTTCTTGTTGATCCTTGCGAGGCTAAAGAGGCTGGGTGGTCTGTGAGGAGTCTTGCAAAGGGCTACATAGAGAACACATCTTGCATCGGGAAATATAAACTCTTGCTTGAGAAGCAGAGGAAACACAAGCAACAGATAGTGGAGCTTTACAATGTCCCATAGTGCTGAAAGTAGAATTAATTCATATTGGGAGAGGGCTGCAATTGGACTATTGGCTATTGTCATGTCTCTTACAGTGTGGGCATTCAAGGAACAAGGTCAAAGGGTTGAAAACCTTGAAGCCAAAGTAATTGCAATGGACAAGGTGAAAGTTGATCGGGGTGATCTGAAGGAATTGGAAGAGCGCCTTAATTCAAAAATGGATGCTCTAAAGAGCGATATCCTAGCCCGACAAGACCTTTTACAAGCAAGCATCATCTCCAGACTCGATGTCTACTTTAAGCAGAAGCCGTAGTGGCGTGTAAGGGGATTCCTGTGGGGACGCTATTACAGAATGTTGTAAATTTTGTTTTTCTGCTCTTAGCTGTCGCCTTACTGATTATTCTTTGGGGCAGCACACAAGATAACGTAGCAGCCAATAATCTACTTGAACAGATAGAGATGGTGAGGGATGAGAATAGGAAGGTGATTGGAAACAACACCACCTTCTTAGAACAAAAGATAAACTCCCTTGCTAAAGTTCAGAATGACTACCAATTCTCTACATCCAGAAAGATCACATTGCTGGAGAATAAAGTAGAGCAGTTGTCTAAGAAAGAGCCTAAGCAGAGGTTGATTAATAATAACAGCCTGCACAACTCGCTCACTATCAATGGTACTGATGTTCAAGTTAAGAAATCTGAGGCAACAAGTGAAACAAAGAGAGATGTGCCATAGCTAGTGTCTTTGTTAGAAGCGACTATTAGATTACAATAAGAATAAATATGCCCCGGTAGAACCTTAACTGGCTCTCCGGGGTTTTTGTTGTCTGCGATTTAGTGTTCTTCAATGACGTAGTTTTCATAGCGTTCAATCAAAGCTTTGGCAACACGAGGGTCTGATTGTTCAGCAGCCAGAATCTTAGCTTGTTCAAGTTTAAAAGCAAGCCATGCTTTGTGGGCTTCTAGTTCTGTGTCGAACAGACCGAGGTGTTTCTTTTTCCCAGAACCGTCGTTGCAGTATGCGTGAAATTTATTGAGAGTCTTATCCAAGCTCGCCCCAATGAGATGCTGTCCACGGGATGCGGTACTCTCAGTCAGGAACACATTAACTCTTTTTTCTACAAACACACAGGTGTCAGGACTATACACTTTGTTCCCAGGAACAAGAATATCCTTATCAAGCTGCTTCCCTCCCCAATCTTGGTTTTGCATCCACTGTCGAAACTTACTAAAGGTTAGCCACTCTTTACAAACGAAACACCCTTTATAGGTAGGAAATTTCTCTTGATATTTAACAGAATAGCAACGCTGAATCATCAGCCGCCATCTGGAGTAGAATGGGCAAATCCACACAAACTTCTGTTTTTGTTTACCATTCTCATATCCGATCGTTTCCTTTATCATCACAATATAATCTGCATCGTTTATCCCGACACCACACACCAATTTCTTTTTCTTCACAACACACCTCCTAAAATGGTAATCCTTCTTCATCGTCCCAACTCGGAGATGGAATATAGCTCTTTTGTGGGACAGGCTTTTTAGCTACTTTCTTGTCAAGCTTTGTAGAACCAACTATATTTGTCCTGAAAGACTCCATAATCTTACCCTCTTTATCAAGAATAGCAAGATTTAATTCTCTGTCAAAGATGTAGGAATTACTTCGATGGTTGAATGACATTTTACCTTTCACTGACAAATAGCCGCAGTCAGCAAGAAGCTTAATAGCTTTGCCGACAGTCTTACGCACGACACAACAAGCAGTTGCTATGTCTTCTTGGTTATCAAAATAGCCATTACCCTGTCCTTTGAAGAACTTCCATCTATCAAGCATGTAATGAAAGACAAGCTTCTGCACATCAGGGAACTTCTCATATTCTCCCGTGTTTAAGTTGAGAAGGTGTGTTGCTTTCGTAACATTATGGTATGTCGGAAAATAACTGTCAACTGTTTCTTTGTTTGTCTCGTGCATTGCTTTCCTCGCTCGGGGATAGTAGTTTACTAAATTTAGTGATGATTAGGTTTGCCGTATGCGTAGGGGACGAATGACCCATTCTCTGCATTGTGGCAATCAGATTCATCGAAGCTTCCTCACTCAAAGTCACTCGGACTTTCTGCATTTTATCCTCCCAATGTAACTTTAATTCCAGCCGGAGTAACCCAAATACCCCTACCACTGGGAACCATAGTTACAATAGTAAAAATGATATATTAAAAATGATTAAGTAAAAATATAAGAGCTTAGTTTTATTTCAATTTATCTTCTCTCTCCTGAATGTTCGCTACGCTCACACAATACTCCGTATTGGTGCTCTGCTTTTAAAAGCGAAGCTTATATTTTGTTTGTGCAAAGCGTAGCTTATATGAAAAATAATGGCAACGGGTAAAAGAGTTACACCGGAACCTTACTCTCCCAAATACTCTTTCAGATTATCAAAGCCGCCAATATACTCCATCTCATTTCCATTTACAACAAAGATTTGAGGAATACTGCGTGGAAGAGGAAGTCCCATATCTTGCATTAGAGTGAATAGCTGGTCACGATATGTGAGAGGTGTCTCACATCCCTCTTCTGCTCCGTTGCATTGATCGTAGATATCGTAGTATTGATAATCTTTCTCTCGCATGTCAAGCAGCATCTTAGCTTTAGTGCAATAGCTGCACTTCTCCCCACCGTATACAATAAACATCTTCTCTCCTTTTTATTAAAAATCAAAATCCAAATCAAGATTCTCAGTATCGTCTTTCACCGACCCAATCTTGTAAGAAGTAATCTGAATCTCTTGTGGAGCTACTTGCATCTTGGAGCTGTCGATGTATTTATCCATGTAACTGCAAGGATTCTTTTCAATCACTTCAAAGTCAAAGGGAATACCCAGAGCAACATACAAAGGGCGTGCCATGTAAAGCGTATACTCTTTAAGTAGCCCAGATGTAAGACCGATCACTTGACGACCTTCACTAAACAAGTAGTCAGCATTACTCAGCTCTTGGTTTGTGATAGCATCCAAAACAGATTTAATGTCTGGGGCCAGCTCTTTAAAAGTGTTCACCCACTCAGGACTTTGCTTTAGGATATTAAGAATTGCGTAGTCCATTCGGGTATGCAGCACTTCATCACGAGCAATCAGAGTTACCAAACTACCAATGCCCTGAAAGATTCCAGTCTCTGCAATGGCAAACGTGACAGCAAAGCTACTCATAAATGCAATAGCTTCGAGGGCAAACAGTGCAGCGAATGCCAGAGCAATAGCTTTGCGTTTTTCCTCAATTGTTGCATCCACTGGTAGGACTTCAAGTTGGTCAAAAGCTTTAACAATAGCACCACTACGGGAGACAATATCCATGTTGTTGTACGTGTCACGTAGCACTTGGTTCGGATTAACCACCGTCTGCTTTACAATGTGGCTGTATGTCCTGGCGTGAATTGTCTCAAAAAAAGACCAAGCGTTAATCAATCCCTCAAGTTCAGAGTTAGTAACATAACGCATAAGCAAACCAGCAATAGACTTAGAAGCCACGCTGTCTGCGAGATGTTGCCATGAGATTGTTTTCACCATAAGATCAACAACATCTTTAGGGGCATTCATCATATCCTGTTTGTCTTGTGTCAGAGACACTTCATTCTCGTTCCAAATCTGGCTGACCTGCTTTTGATACAAGTCTTCAAGTTCGGGGTAAGCAATATTTACTGTGTCAAACAATCCCAAATCTTCCCCAAGGAATAGTGGGTATTTGTTACTTTCATAACCTTTGTTATTTGCATTAAATACAGACATTTTTCTCTCCTAAATAAAGGGGCATATTTCAGCCCCTATCTTACTTAAAGTTTGCAGCTTTCGCAAGCTTCCTCTTCAGGTTGTGTAGCACCAAGGATACCTTGAACACCACCTCCGTTGTAGTCGCGGGTGTTCATGTAGTACTGGGTCTTATTCCCGGCCTTAGCCTGTGCTACCCATTCCTTCATAAGCTCACTTAGCGGCTTCTTCTCATCTTCATATTTACTCGGATCAAAGTAGTAATCAGCACTGATAGCTTGGTCAGTAAAATCCTGTACTCTGGAATAATACTTGGACAAAGTAATGTTGTCCACGTCCCAAGCCAGTTTCTTACCCGGCGTCCAATCTTTCGAGATATACTGAATGATACCTTTCCGAGATTTCTTGTTAATCACTTTCTGCCGTGGTGGGTACAAGCTGTTATCTGCATCACAGAACACAGCACTTGACTCTGTAGGCATATGTGCAGCTAGCACAGAATGCTTACGGGGCTTACCACGAAGCGACTCCCAATCAAGCGTCAGAGTGTAGCCTTTGTTCACGCGAGTGTCAACAGGCAACCAATCTTTCTTAATACCCTCAACAGCATAGCCACTTTCTTCTGCCAATTTCTGAGAAGCTTTCAGAAGATAAAAGTAATGGGTTTCAGCAATTTTGCTCACAAAGGTAAAAGACTCTTCGCTACCATCATAATCAAGACCTTCACGATACAGCGCTCCAGCCAACCCCGTAATACCAACCCCTGCACTACGACGACGCATGATGCTGTTCTTCATTGAAGCTGTCATCATTGGCGCTTTGTCAATCATCTTGTCTACAGCACGCAAAGCAACTTCGGCCACATACTCATACTCTTCAAAACTTACTTTACCAACATTAATTGCTGAAAGTGTACAAAAAGCAGTTTCAGCTTCTGACTCTTCGGCATACAAGTCTTGCATATTCTTGTAAGCTTTTGTAGGGAGGCATATTTCCTGACATAAATTTGACAGTCGGATAACGTCAATAAATGGCGTATGCTCATTAACACGAGTCACGTTAATGGAGTACATACGCCCTGTTTCATTACGAGCAATCAACACACTCTTTAGTAGATCACGGGCTTTTAGTTTCTTAAACTTCTTACCCTTTTCAATACAACCTTTGACTACGGAGTTATATTTATCCGCCTTCAGCACATAGAAAGCTTCGTGAATCTCTGGTGCCTCAGTCAAATCAAACAGATACCAGTCTTCATTATTGATAACAGCCTGCAAGAAAGCATCGTTATAAGCAAAGCTGTAGTCCATCTTATCCAGACGAGTTTCGATATCTACCCTCTGAGTTTTCCAAAGAACAATACTTTCTACTTCAGGATCAATACACTTAAAAGTAACTGTAGCACTGCCGCCACGGCTAATCTGAGTAAACATCTTTACAGCTTTGTCGAGGGTAGAATAAATCGGGTGTTTACCCAAATGCTTTACAGCCCCACCTTTAACTGGTGCCCCTTTCGAGCGCGTATCAAACTCAATACCGATGCCTGCTTTCTTTGCCGTCATCTTATAAGCAATGTGTTCGGCAACACCAATACTGTCTACGCTATCCCCTCCGGTGATAATGCAGCAACTAATGGTATCAAAATCTCCTGTGCGAATACCGTTAAGTGCAGGGGTTGGAAGATTTACTTTTCCTTCTACCAAAGCTTTAGCAAGATCAAAAGCTTCTTGCGTATCACCATGCAAGCCAAGACCAATGCCAATGCAACCAATGTGAGGAGTTTCTACAGGTACATCATCCTTACGAATAGCATACTTATCGCCCCACTGAACAATTTGCCAGTATTCAAGCTTAGTTGGATAAATCTCCTCATACCAACTTTCCCATACCGGGTTGTATTCAGGCATAGTCTTTTCATCCCAAACACCACCACGAATCATTGCTTCAAAGATTGCTTTAAAACTGTCCCGATCAGAGACACCAAGAACACGCTCCATGTTCTTACGCAGGTTTGCTTGTTCAAGACGTGCAGCAATACGGGAGTAGTTAATATCTTCTTTGTCCAGACAAACATTAATCATCATCTGGTGAATGTCAGAGGACTTTGCTGTCTCAGGGAGACGCTTGTACGTCTCCATTGCAATCTCAGACCAGTTACCGCCTGTCTTGGTGGCATATTGTGCCCACTTATTAAGCTTCTCTGCACTAAATTCTTCTACAACACCGTTGTTCTTAATTACATTCTTAAGCAATTTCCTCTCCTCAAAATTCTTTTCTATCAGTCATCTTCCCAAGAGCTAATCGCTCCACGGGGGTTGAGCATCGCCAAGTGTACTCGTTTACTCGCATCTGGGCAAGCTGCAATGTGCGCCTCAAGGCTTGCATAAGGACTACGAATCCAAGCTTTGTCTGTACGTTCAAAGCCTTCTACCCTAAGCCCCATCCAAGGTTGCTTAGTCGTCTCTGGACGATGTAAAACAGAAACAAGATCATACCCTTGTGAAATGTCGAAGCCAATAGAAAACAAAAGCTCTTCCATTTTCTTTTTATCTTCATTCACTACAGAACTCTTAAACTCTTCGTTCTGCATCAAATCATAAAAACTCTTTGCGTAATGTACACCACTCATTTACTACCTCCCCACAACTTATCCAATGCAGCGCGAGGGCTCATACCAACTTGATAGTAGCCTACGAACTCCGTGGCGTTGTCAATGAATCGACGATACGCCTCATTCTTTTTAATACCTTCAACGTGCTTGATTAGAACAGCAAGCTCCTCAATCCAATCCTCAAGAGGAAACTCTTCTCGAAAGCCTATCATTTTATTTACTCCTCAATCAAACTTTCATATGCCCCATCAGAGCAGCCCATGACACAGGGTACAGCGGAGCAACAACATCGTGAATCTTTTGAGCAAGTTCTTGTGCTTCTTTTTGCGCATGGTTGTCAAGGCAAAGCTTACACACACGAGCGAAAGCAACAAGAGAGCCAGTCCACATCCAATTTGTCATAGTGTTCTGTGGTAAGACCATTCTAGCTTGTTCTGGAGCAACCTTACGATCCAGCAGGTATTCGTAGGTTGCCAGTGCAGCACGAGTAATGTCAGCCGCCTCGGAAACGATATCTTGATCATACTCAAACTCGTGACTACTGCCCTGTTTGGCATTCTCTGGACGATAGCGCCACTTCTCTGGAAGATAGAATTCTGGTTCATCGTCAATGTACAGCCGACTCTCTTCGTTCCATACTAAACCAATCTGATGCTTTACGAATTGACGCGCCATGAAGATTGGAGCTTTAACACGAATACTGACCGATTTCACCACATTAACGTCAGACCCCATGTGACAAACGTAATCGACACGCATATCTGCAAACTTAGCCACCTAAATCTCCTCCCCGTATTGAAACTTCAAAATAAACTGTGCGTAGTGGATAACTTTACGGATATCCTCAGCCCCGTTCTTGTCCTTGTGACGTGTCGCATACTTAATAATGTTTCCTTGGCAGAAATCAAGATTGTTTGCCGTGATGTATTCAATTGGCTGAATCTTTTTGTCTTTGTAGTGACTGCCGCCGTGCTGAATATCAAGAACTGAGTCTTGCTTCAAGTCTGTATTAATCACATCAAGAAGCTTTTCGTTTGGTACTGGCACTTCTTCACAATCCACATCAGCCAATGCCCACTTCCTGCCATTTAGTGTGAAGTGATATTCCACATTACCCAAAGAGTTTGTGTACACAAAAGCATCATGTACAGAACCCTTCATCAACCCCATATACTCATAATTAGCAACCTTCACTCGAACTTTCATTTCCATTCCTCCTCTGTTACGTCTACATAACAATCTTGCTTAGATGTAACGAATGTTAGACATTTAACGTCCCGTCGATCCCAACCCTTTATCACCACGCTTCGTAGACTTAAGCTCATCTACTTCTTCAAACTGCACTTGCTTGACAGGGATAACCATAGCCTGAGCAATCCTCTCCCCGGCATTAACCTCAAGACCCCAGCCCGGCTTATCACAAGCTAATTTAATCATTAATTCTCCACGAAAATCGCTGTCGATCACGGCAACGCAGTTGGAAAGCCGCACATCATTCTTAAACCCGTGACCACTACGACTGAAGACAAGCATAACATGGTCTTCTGGAATTTCAAATGCGAGTCCTGTAGAAAATACATGTGCTTCACCATGATCTACATCCCCATTAAGATATGTAGAGATGTCAAAACAAGCAGCTCCTTCAGTTGCATAAGTTGGAAGCTTAGCTTCTGGATACAAACGTTTTACCTTCAGTTTCAATTCGTTCTCCTCTCTAATTTCTCTTTGGGAATCCTTTCCCTTCCTTGTCGTCCATGCTGCGTATTGTTTCATCTTTTCTTTTGTCTGTCAAGCGGTTACAGGTATTTGTCCAAAAGATACTTCATAGAGACAAAGCAAGGATCGTACCTACCATTCTCAACTTGGTTCTTCATCACAATACCGCGCCAATGACTCTTATTACCTTGACCACCCATATAGCTCTCGTCGTGAAGATAGAAAGCTCCTGCAACAAGACCTTGACGACATTCACCGTCTGGAAGGTATTGTACACCGTATTGCAAAGTTTGTTGGTGACCCATGCTGAATGACCAACCAAGATTCTTGAGCTTTGCATCAATGTTACCACCAACACAATTCTTCAACAAGCTATTTGGGTTTACGAAGTAATGGCTGTAACGAATTCCATCAATATTCACAATGTCTAGAAAGTTGTGACATTCCCATCCCGCCTCAGCAAAACCAAGATCGTTTACTGAAATCAAACCTTCAAGCTTACGGTCATTCTCAATAGCACGCTCAATACGACCTTGGCAGTGATTACCGTAGCACATAACCATACGAGGTTTATATTGCTTCTTGCGGTTAAGAGCCTGCTGCATATTGTATTGCTTCAGGGGGCCAAGAAGAATGTCCATAGCTTTACGAGAAGCTTCAACATCCTTGGTGTACATACGCCCTTCAAAGCTTTTCTTACCTACATCGTAAGAACTCAAGCTCGGCATATCAGCAAAATCACCAATACACACAATCACTTCTGGTTGCTTCTTTACGATATAGTTTCCTGCTGCTTCAAGATGTTGCAGTGGAACTCCCTCTTTTGCCTGTACGTCTGGTAGAAATAGGTGTCGCAAAATTTAATCTCCTTAATTAGCGTTAGTGCGGAAGTTTTCTCCAAATTCCAGAAAGCTGCTAAAGTCTTCTGGTGTAATTGGCTTCTCAATGGTGAAGTTTGTCTTCAGCTCAATAGGATGAGAAAGAAGAATCTTTTCAAGACGTTCAATCTTATCTTCAAGCTTCTCAAGCTTTATCATTAGATTTGTATAATAAATGTCTTCTTTCATTTAGAACTTCTCCTGAAACTCTTCATCAGAATATTCTACTGTCTTAACTTCCACCCCAAGTGAACACAATACTTCCCAAGAAAGGTCATTCAAACCACTGTGTCCCTCATAAATGAGTTTGTCATTCAGGTAGGCTACAGTCCAATCCCCTGCTACTGGTCTATGTAAAACTAAAGTGTTCATTCTTCACCTCCCATATTCTTAAGCTCATGTTTAAGCCAATCTCGAAGAGCTTTCAACCCTTGCTCTTCTCCAAGCTCATTGATTAGCTCTTTTGTATTTACAAGACACTGGATAAGAGCATCCTCATACCCAAGCTTATATTGGCATTCCATCACACCACACCAATCTGGCTCATAAACACATTAGCAAACACACCAAACTGAACAATTTCTGCAAAGAACCAACAAGCAAAGAAATTATCCTTGTCTAGCTCAAGCATCTCTTCATATTTATTCATTTTCTTTCTCCTCCATCAGAGCTTTAATAATTTGCCCTCGTCTCTTCAAACCGTTTTTATCTGGTTTGATTCCTCGCTCTTTCAGCCAATCCACATCCTGCTTAGCTTTACAAATTGCAATCGCTTCCTTTTCAATGACAGCCTGTTCAAAGCTGATTCCTTTCTTCTCAGCGAAGCTCTTAATTTTGTGCGCCTCTACAGCTACGAGCTGCATGTTCTCTTTGCTTGCGCAGAGATGGAGAATAAAAGGAAGAACATCCTCCCAATCTCTTAAGCTGACATTGCCAATGATATGATCGACCTGCATTTTAGAGATTGCATCAACTTCTCCTGTCAATGCACACTTCCCAAGTTTCTTAGCCCTTCCAGTGTAACCCTCTGGTGGAAGAAAAGCCATCTCTTTCTTAAACTCAATCTTTCCGGGCCAATGATTCCAAAGAGCTTGTCGAAGCTTACCACGAAGGAATGTGAAGAAAGCAGACTTGGTTTTGAATATGTGTGGGTATTCCTCCCAAGGCTCTTTCATACACTAATTCCCATCTTGTCAAATACATCTCGAACATTGACCCTATCTCCTTCCCACCTCTGCATGTGACCGCAATCAAGATAGATTTGCATAAGATCGAGGTAAGAAGCAACGATGTCTTGGCCATTCCAAGCTGTATAAGTGATTTCCTCTGGATACCAAGTCTTGTACAGCTCTTGCATCTTTAACCAACACTCTTTGTCTGTCTTAAGATCGGCAAAATCTTTCAGCGCTGCCTTCTCTCCATACTTGATGCCACAAAGTTCCGTTGGCTTATAAGCATCACTTGGATCACCTATTGTAGCTTGAAGATACAGCCATTTTCTACCATAACCATCGACCTTCCCTTTCTCGTTCAGAAACAGTTCCCCAAGACCACTAACAAAGCGCGGTTCTTGCATCTTATCCCAATCATACAGCCAGCCAGCGCATTGCTTGGCGTCTTTATCGATTGTGGCCTGAACAATGCGCTTTTTAGTCTTAAAACCTTCGTAGGCATAAGAAGAAAGAACATCGTCGCTCTCTCTGCCGTTTGCTTTTTCTGCCTTGTATTTACCAATCAAATAGCTCTGTACTTCTTTCAGATGGAAGGGTCGGATGCTGTCTGTTCGGTTACTTTTGTATTTTGTTGGAAGGAGAAGGCTATCACGAAAATTCCCCTCTCCTTGCACAACAATCTTAAACTCAGCACAACCAGAAGCCTTCCAGATATTATCAATCATCACTTTCACAGTATGCAAGCAATTTTCAATTGGGTCAACAGTCCTATCATCAACAATTTCAAACTCGGACTCTTCCCACTTATCTTGCTCTTTCAACCAATCACGGAAAGCTGTCCGATGCTGGAAGTCTTTGCTACGAGACGTTGCTTTGTGGACAGCTTTAATAAATCGCTTCTCACAAGCAGCAGACGATTTAAACCCAATCAAGTCACCATCTATCACACATAAACTCATCTAGTCCTCCATTGTTATTTCATATTTCATAAGTGCATCGTAGGCTCTTGGGTCAAGTTGTTCTTTATGGACACCTGCAAGATACCGGATGTAGCTCTCCCGCGCATCTTTGTACATTTTAAAACACTCTTCGAGCCTAGAAATAGGAACAACCGTTTTTAGATAGAAGTCTGGATGCTTGCAACTAAAAGTAACTTGCAACGTCATCTCACCTAAAGCTTTAGAAAATTTCCCATAACACAATCCCGCCGGAAATTTCCCTCGATCCCCACTCCTCGTGCTGAGTGCTTTATTGATTCCCTCTGGAAGAAATACACAGGTCGCCGGGGAATAGATTTTATTATTCTTGACCAACAAATCTTTATCCAAATGCCAACCTTCGTGAAAATATCCATTTTCAACAACGCTTTCAAACCACTGTGCGAAGTTTTGGAAATCTTTCCACTCTGGACAACAATCTACATCTATATAGTTAGCAAAACGTACAGGGTCTTTATATGGCAAATACTCACACCTGTTCTTGATATTTTCCCACAACTGACAAGCCTTTGTCTTAGCATTACTAGGAGGGGAATGTCGTGTCTTATACACCCCGCCCGAGTTGTAGTAACTGGACTTATATTTCTTTGTCATCCTCCCTCCTAAAAGAAGGGGGGCTGTAAATCAGCCCCATTTGAATTAGCTATTGTAGCAAGTAAGCTCTTCGTATTTACGGAAGACGGCAGTTGCAGCTTCACGCTTCTCTTCGTAATCACGCTTAGCCTCAAGCTTTGCTGCGGCTGCAATCAGCTTAATATCTTCTTTGCTGATACCTTGAGGATTCTCATCCTCATCATATTTAGCATCGTCTTTAATCTGCTTGATATCGTCAGCAATAGTCAGTTTCTGAGACTCAAGATCAACAAGACGATCAAACAATTCGCGTTGGGAAATACTCATATCTTTATTTTCTCCTCAATCAATTAAATACGATTTCTACGTTACTTACTTGACCCTTCTCAATGTCTATCTGAAAAGCTACTCGGTCGAAGTCATCACAGTCAAGTTCTTTATCAACAAGAGCATCCATCTTCCCTAAAAGACCATATACATTACTGTTTGGCTTCATATAGCCAATGATACAAGCAAGGATGTAAGCCTCTTCATCTGTTAGGCTAATGGTTTTCATCTCATTTCCCCTAAGATAGCCCGCCGTATTTCAGACGGGCTTGTAAGCTATTGATTTACAAAGACAAATCAGAAGGGAATGTCTAGGTCTTCTTCGAAGTCAGGCTCAGGGGTAGGCTGACGTGACTTAGCCTTTGCCTTCGGATCACCCTGAATCTCTACAACCTGTTCAGATTGTGGTGCCGGGGCAAGGGCTACATCACCGAAGTCGTCTGTAACGCCACCACCTTTGGACTGATACTCAACAAGATCAGTTACGAGGATTGCTTGCAGCTCTACAAAATTGCCGTAGGTAGAAGTCTCCTTAATCCGATACGAAAGAACACCCTTACTACCATTACCAACAAGCTTAGTGAAGGTGATGTCTTCACGAGTACCGTCTGCAAGCTGTTGAATCACCCGTGGGCGGTACTTTTCAGGAGTTTCTTTGCCATTCTTAACATGAGACTTCTTGAACTTGAGAATATACTGCTCGTCCTGATCTGGGAAAGGAGCAGCAAAACCAAACTTTTCTTGAAACTCATCGTTTTCAAACTCTTTCAGCGAAGTCTTAGGAAACTCCTTCTTGATAGCCTTCGCGTCTTTTTTACTCATCACAACATCTACAGACCACTCGGTATCGACTTGATTATAAGCCTTAACCGGAGATTGGATTTTGGTGTAGATGAAGGTGCAGTTGTTTACAGTTGCCATAATGTTTAAATCCTCTTTCTTTTGAAAATACATTTGTTGTTACGTTTGTTGCGTGCGTTTACATCAGATTTAGACAGTCAAATTTATTACCTCCATAATTTCCTCCTCCGTTGAAGCTTTGTATTGTTTCAAACTTTTCTCTTTTCGTCAAGAGAATAATTCAATTATTTGCTCTTAAAATACATCGTAGAGCAGACGAACAGAAGGCCCACAATCACCACTGGTGCCCACAAAGGAGCAGTGACAACAGCCCAGCTAATCGTAGCAATTCCCGCAAGCTTCAGCCCAAACATAATCAGAAACATCATTCCCAAAATGAACCACATCTTATACACCCTCCTTATCGTTGAAAACTGTCAAATGAAAGCTTAACAAGCTTAAATTTAGTGTGTCCATGACGCTTTGCATAACGAAGCTGAGAACGCGCTTGATCGCGTGTCTCACACAAAGCAATTACATTTCCTTTCTCATCTGTTGTAGCCCATGCTTTAATCTTTTCAATGTTCATTTAAATTTCCTCCACTTCTTCTGGTTTAAGCCAACTACCATTACCAAGAGCATCTTCCACACGATACGGAAGACGGTAGTCCTCTTCATCATATTCCGTGACCGTTACAATGTCTCCGATATCTTGACAGTGGTCTGAGATATCTTTTACAACCCGGTATTGCTTTCCTACTACAAGCTCTTTCAAAGCTGTCTTGTTGTCTTGTTGGCCCTCCTTATTAGCAACACGCTCATATTCCATGAAATCTTCAAAGGAACTGAAATACATGGATGTTGTTTTCTGAATTTCTCCGATTGTTTCAGTGATTGTTTTAGTTACAGATGCCATCTCTTCTCTCCTCTTTTAAAAGCCCCAGTGGCGTTTGAACGTTAGCGGGTTACGTCCCGCTCCTGTTAATGTACATACATTGTGAAGCATGTTTTAGTGATTGTCAAGGGGATTTTTGGAGACTAGTGGCATCCTGCCCACGAGCGCTCCACCATATACCCCGCAGTCAAGTCAATAACCATTCCGTAATCACGTCCAGACTGATTCACAGACTCTACCGCAAGATGCCCTCCCAAACAATAAGCCACGTAAACACCCCCCTTGGGTGAATCTTTGATATCACTCCAAATCTTTCCATGCTGCTCCGTCTGCTGATCTTTAAAAGCCTGCGCCTGTTCTTTTGTCTCAAAGCGCTTGAAGACTACAGAGCCTTTATTCGTCTCCAACTGAGCCTCATCGTGATAGGCCATAAGTTGCTGACAAAAATCTTTCTTAGTCCAATCGTCTCTAAAGAAATCCACCAACAATCCTGCATCTCTCAGCTTGCGGTCATGCAACACCATAGCACGCTTGGCACAGATAACACCAGCACTTTGAAACTTACTGTTTAGAATTGCGTGAGCTGAGCGTGTAGGCACCAAGCGACCGTCAATCCCAATAATACGTTTCTTATCAAACTTCCCCCATTCAATATTCAGAGCATCTTTCAGCTTCTTAAGCGGGGCAGCGGCCTCCCAAAAAGCTTCAAAGATTTGATTCCCTGTCTCGACATCACAACCAATTGTTTTTGCAATCTTCGGCCCCTGTGCCCCGTAGGTTGCCCCATATTTAACCGACTTCGCAGGGGATCGTGTAAATTCCCTTGCAATAATAGCAGAAATCTTCTCTGCCATCTTCGTATGTACATCGTTCGGTTTGTCCAAAAGCAAGGAGTTGCAATACTCCTTAACTTCTCCAACTTCAAAGGGCCAACAGAAGTTTGCTTCTTCTCGCGCCTCAAGGCTATCAAAATCGTAACCGATTTGGTAACAATGCTCATCAACACCAAACATAGCTCGCATTTCATACCCAAACAGCGATGTTACACGGGGAATATTTGCCACAAGCCTGTGCTTGAATCTTGAAGTAGCAGCGCCGCAAGTATCTGCCGGTGTAGGGATACGCCCATCCTCCCGTACAGCAGACAGATAACCCTTTTCTGGCTCTTCATCGTCGTCCCAATCAGCACCACCACCGAGAATACTGTTACGCCGATGGCGGTAAGTGAGATATTCGGTAATATCTGTAATGCAACGAAGCTTTTCCGAAGAACTAGCAAGCCTCTCCAAATCTGGACAAATCTCTTTCTCTTGCCCGACAGTGAAGCTTGGGTTAGTCAGTACCTTAATGCCACCACGACGTTCTGCACGTTTCTCAAGTTCGCGTTTGAGTTTATCCTTGATGGTTTGTTTCGTCATACGAGGACCGACTACAATACCCAAATGCTCACAACGATCTTTACAGAAGTTACTTCCAACCGTCTGCTCCACATAACGATCTATGGCAGCTTTTAACTTCTCAGGCGCAAGCTTATTCTTCTTTGTATCTACCGTAAGGTCTTTCTCTTTATATTCCGAAGGACTCCAGCCTAGACTAATTAGCCACTCCTTGATGTGCGTAGTGTCGTTTACGGTTGCCTTCATTTCTGTGATAAGAGGCTCCAAAGGTAGTGGTAGATCATACACCTGTCCAGAGTAAATAAACTTCTTATCTTCTGTTAATGTAGCCCCCATCTTTTCAGCAAATTTCTCAAGGTTCGCGGAAATTTCGCCGTTCTTCTTGAATTGAATTTTACAAGGTGTGCTGTCATCCATAACTTTCTTAGTCGCAGGGCGATTAGGAAGAATAGCTTCAATCTTCATCTTCCGCTCTTCCATCATCGCATCCAAGCGATCCAGATTCTTATACGCCAATTCAAGGTCGAACTTAAACCCTCGGTGCTCTTGTCGGGTAATCAGCTCAGCAACAGCCTTTTCAAGCTTGATGGCATGATTCCATTTACTTCCCCAACCGTAAGCCTGCTGTTCAAGATCAAGCATCGGCAGAATGCTCCGGTTTGCCTTAACGTCATAAATGTTGTAGTACAGCATGTCTGGGCCGAAATGTTTAAAGCGTTCGTCTTGCGGCAAATGCTTGCGAAATGCAATCTTACGCACGCCAGTCTTCTCGGAGAGTGCGTCCAGAGAGTGTCCCCCGAATCGATCCGGGTTGAGTGTTTTGGAGCGAACTAAAGTATCGTCAAACACAACCTTTTTGCCATCCCAATAGTCATCACCAAGATCACACCCCATCGAAACATCTCTCTCAACTTCGTATGGAATACCGTAGTAAAGCTTCACGGCAAGTAAGTCGAAATTAATCTGGTTGTGTGCGGCAACTACACTATTTTCAGGGATGGCTTTCACAAACTTGGGAAAATCCTCTAACGGTTTATGGATATAATCCACTGGTTCATATCCTTCATCCAGCTTATATTCAACACCCTCAACGGTGAGGGAGTATGCACGACCATCGAAGATATATTTCTCCCCATTATGGAAGCCGTAAATATATTCCTTCCCGTTCATAACGACGCTTACAACAATACAGTGAATACGAAACGAATCCTTAAGCTTATAAGGAACGCTTGTGTAGTCAATGCTTGAGCTGTTTAGCAGTCCTGTACTTTCAATGTCCCACACCAGATGCCAAGGTTGCATACTACCTCCTAGTTTTCTTTATCTTACGTATTGTTTCAGAAAAAGCAGGAGGCGTCAAGCCCCCTATGTCCCGTGCCTGTCAGTGTAGCCAGCGCCCATTAAGTTTAACAAATCAATCTGGTGGAGACGGTACTCTTGCGCCAAAAACTCAGCCAACTCTGCGCCGTATTTGCCTACAGAGAAGCACTTTGTTTTTGGTTTCCCGTCAAGACCACGCCACCCTGCCACATACCTCTCAATATAGTTACCAGCTTTTGTCTTAACGGTTTGAAAACAAACCCCATGTATACCCGATTTATTGTTTTTCATCATAGGCTTGTTTCTCGCATTTAAGTGCTCGCTCACCAATCTCAGATTTTCAATTCTGTTGTTGGATGGGTTGCCGTCAATGTGATCTATATGTAGGCCCTCTTGCCTTTCAAAGTTATTATGCAATGCCCATACTATTTTATGCGCCTTGTAGTGAGAGCCAAGAGCGTGCACGCGCCAATACCCATTGTCGTTAGAGCCTACCACATCCCCTGGCTTGCTAGTACTACCCTTCTTGTAAATACGTTTCCAACGTAATCCGCTAGGGGATTCTGGGTCGTACTCGAAAAACTCAGCTAGGTAGCTCCCATATTTGTAAACGTCTTTAGGTATCTCGAAATTCAACTCTAAGTTTCCAATTTTACAATTTAACGCATTCCCATCTTTTGGCAATATGTCCCTGCCCTCCGGTACGGGACCATTAAATAGCTCCCATACAACCTTCTGTGCGGAGTATGGCCGTTTGTCCAAAGTAACAACAGGGTAACCAGACGGGGAAAGATTACCGGCATGTCCATCATTAATTCTACGCACAGGTTTACCCCCTCTACCCAGCCTATACTTATCTTTCCACACCAAACAGGTTAAGCTGTTCTCGTCGTACTCAAAATGCTTTGCCCAATCAATCGTCATTTAACAATTCCTCCAAAACTTCGGCAGAAAATCTACACATAAACCTTCGACCGCTTTCGCGATCAAGGTTTGTTAGCTTATAAACAATGTTCAAAAAGCCCCTTAAAAATCTTGTGGGTTGTTACGAAGCCAATCATCAAGGTCGTGGCACTTACTTTTCTCAAATTCATAGAACCACTTACCTGCTGAACCCGTTTTTCCGCCTCGACATTTTGGCAAGTCCACTTCTGTAGTGTTTTTGTCAATCTCAGACTCCGAAAGCTTATCTCGATTTAGCACAATGTTGTAGGCAGCCGACTGCACGAAGCTGCCCGTCCCAAGTGCATCAAATTCACTAACTTTACGTGGTTTACCTTCAGCATTTTGTGGTGGCTTTCGTGTATGCAGGACGTTCACGGTAGTTACCCCGTTCTTTGCCATATTGCGCTGAAAATTCATGTGATCCTCGGAAAACTGTTCGCTGCTTCCGCGTAGCAAGTCTGTAAGAACGTCAATAACAAAGAGCCTACTGCCGTGTTTACGGAAAAGCATCTCCATTTCTGCTTCCATGTCCTTGATACTTCCGGCACGCTCATCGATGATAAAGAACCGTGGCTCACCTGTTTCTTTGTAGGCCAGTTCGTTCTTAACCCGTTGTCCTTCCTCGGTGCCAAGAAAATCAATAATCTGCTCACTTGTCATACGCCACAAAAGATTTTTCTCAAGATGTATCGACAACATTTCCAACATATACTGTGCAGCGGTGGCTTCAAGACTTACAATGGTCGGGGTTACTGGGCTATTAAAAATCCAGTGATATACCATGCGATTAACGTGCGTCGATTTGCCGCACGAGGTATCTGCGATCACGTTAGCTATGCGACCCTGAATAATACCCCCGCCCATCATGTCCTGCATAACGTGCATATATTCCGGCAGGGTAATCCGTGGTTTACGCAACTCATCTGGAATCTCATCAATACCCTCAGCCGCACTTTTAACTCCAGCAGGTGTGTAAGGCTTAGCTGACCAAAAATCTGAGATGAACTCAGTCGCTTTGTTTGTTTCTAGGTAAAAGTTTGGGTCTTTGTAACGCATCTTCAAGATAAATACACGCCCCTTAGGGAGAACATCGACGACACTTTCTGTCGCCTTGTCCCCTGCTGCATCCGCGTCCATACAAACAATGATCTTCTTAAACTGATTAAAGAAGTCGTAGTTGTTTTTAATTTGCTTGTAGGCGCCTGCTCCACCAATTGTTGTACTGACCACAGCCACAGGGTCAAATTGTTTGTTTTTCTGTGCATCAGACAGCATCTGGAATGCCGCCAGACAGTCGTGCTCTCCTTCTGTAATAACTACAGTATGACTGTTTGTCTTGAACTTAAACTGCCCAAACATCTCACAATCTTTGCCTGTTTCACCAATTGCCTCAAAGCGTTTTACATGGTGACGAACTTTGTAACCCGAAAGCTCACCATTCTTTGTGCAAGGGTAGTAAGTCTCAACAACGCTACCATCTTCCTGAGAATAGGCATAACGAACGCCAAACGGTTTGCTCACATCTGTACGAACGCTGCGATAGTTTTTACTATCTACGCCCGTCGTCTCTTTCAGTTTCTTGTGGATGTCATCGTTAAAATCAGCTCCCACTAGATCATACTCCTCTTCTTTAACTTCCCCATGCTCTGCCAACCAATCGTCAGAAGGCAGCGTATAATTACAAACAAAGCAATGCCCACCCAGACCCTCTCCGTAGAAGTGGAAATTGTCTCCGTTGTGGTCATTGCCTCTCGCCCTGCAACGTTTGCAAGGATTCTTTCCTACAACGTAGTCGCTCACCCCCCACCCCCTATCAATATTTAATCTCGATCAATCTCACAGGCATTCCAGCCCTCACTATACCCCTCATCATAAGCCCTTTCTCCTTCAGCCAAAGCAATTCTCTCAGCCTCAGCTTCAGAAATCATCCCTTGAAAGATGTGCTCAAGGAAATCGGTCATATCATAGGAGCCGCATGTAATCAACCCCCGATAAGTGTAATCTCTGAGAGATTCTGGAGAATATTGACGGAAGCCCTTTAAAATATCAATCGTACTCAATGAAAAATCCCCACAACAGGAAGCCGGAGACAACACACCACCCAACAACAATCAACGTAATCAAGAAGGCTTCAAACATAAATCATTCCTCACCAAGAAGTGTCATAGTATTCTTTCAGGGTGTTGTAGTCACTCATCAACTCAGCGTCAACCTTCCCGTAAAGAACCGAATAATTGTGACATGTGTCCCGGAACACTCGACCATCGATATCACCATATTCGTGTGCAAGCTCAAAGATTTCATCGTAGATTTCCTGATCTTCTGGAGTTTCTACAGAGAACGAAGAAATGGCGTATTGTACACGACCATACCCTTCGTTCCAGTCATTACGGGTGTCCTCCATTGCTCGCGCAAGCTTGAAATATTTACACTTGCTGTCGAGGATGTCAAGCACATCAGACCAATCACTGTCCTCTGTCAACCCATACTTCACCTGCAAGCGAGCTTTAGCGAGCACTTCTTTCTTAGCTTTTTCTGCTTTCGCTTTCTCAGCCTCAGCAGAACGAATTTTTCCTTTCAAATCGTTTGCAATTCGCTTAAAGGTTTCTGGATAGCTGTTGAGGTCGCGCAGCTTTTGCTCATAACCGTCAGAAGTCTTGACATTACGCTGTAAATCACCGATGTAGCCTGCCGTATGACGTGTTTCTGTCTTGTTTCGACTACGACTTGATTTGTATTCGTAAGTGCTGTAACCAGACGGGATTTTGAGAGTGTCCCGCATTAGCAGTGTCACTTTCTCGTGAATCTTAAGGTTATTCTCGATAGCCGGGACGTTTACTTCGTGTGCATCTTTCAGCTTTTGAATATCTTCTGTAAGAACAGAGAGAGCCTTTTCTAGAAGCTTGTCCACTTCTTCAACAGTGTTAGGGTCGCGAGTAGAAGACCAATAACCACCTTCAATCTTCCATCCATGAGCAACAGCCCATTTACTACTCTCTGCTCGTGGAAGATCACTAATCTTCATAGGAGAAGGAAAAGCATCTTCAGCTTTCTTCTTCAAAAGCTCCACTTGTGCCTTCAGAGTATCAAAGGCTTTATCAACGCTATCAACCCAAGTCATCTCTATTCCTCCATATATTCAATTTGTTCCACCATCTTAACAACAAATGGACGAGAAAACAAATAGCCTGTAGCTCCTTTCTCATCCTCTGAAATACACGCAGTAATCTGTGTTCCTCCGTTCTTCAAATACATATCAATCTCACGAAGAAGAGAGGATTTTGATTTATGGGATGACTGTTGCATTATTTGTTCTCCTTAATAGGAACGATATACTTGCTTTATCTCTTCTACAAGACGTTGATTCTGCTCCTCAAGCTCTTTGATTCGTTCCTCAAGGATTGTCTCTCCCATGCTAGGAAGCAGAGCAACAGCCAGTTGCTTCATATCCATCCGCCAGCCCCGTACACTAATCAGATGCTCTGCACCATATGTATCACTTACAGTGAACGATTGCTCACTCACTTGTGTAATTTTCCCTTGCAAGATGTTCTCAATGCAGCCAGCAACACGATAGGAAATATTGCATTCTGTGTCTGTCTCTACATATGGAAGATAATCAGTGTAAAGACGAGACATAATGTCTTCAAGCACATCACCAGCTTTTTGCTTAAGTTCCTCAAGAGCATCTTGCAGAATCTTTTCTTTTGTGTTCATTTCACCACCTCCAATTTAATAGCTGGCTTCTTTTCCGTAGGCTCAGGTTCATTATAAAACGATTCCTGCCTCATAACAATCTCCGTTTCAATAATATCTTTGAATGTATACAGGCCAGACAAAGAAATATTCTTTAGATGCTCTGCTACAGGAAGCCAGAGAGACATATCGTCATTCATTTTTAAGCCCCACCTTACGAAGCAAGAAATCAGCATAGCATTTATTCTGATATTGCGTATGATTGGGACTAGAATAAATCTCACAAAGCTTGTCTTTCAATTCTAGCACCTCCGAGTAAGGAATGAAAGTTTTAGCTTCCTTCTTCGACACCATTTTAGGAAGAGCGCCCACAACTGTGCTGTAAATGTTAAGCTCTTTCATTTCATTCCTCCTCCACAAAACGAAGACCTGACTCATAAAGGTGTGCAGCCACATCAGTATAACTAGACATACGTTCGGTTTCAATCAACACGTCCGAGATAGCATCAATAACCTTCTTTCGCTCTTGTGCTGCAATCTGCTCAGGTGTTTGGATTGGACGAATCTTTGTATGCTTATTCAACGTCAAAAGCTGTTCAAATCCTAGATGTGGACAAGCGATAACAATCTCACCCTCATCACCATCGAGAACGTCCAGCACGTATTTCACCGTAGCTGCATACCAAGGGCCAGCTCCAAGCTTATATTCGATGTTAGCTCCGACAGGAGGAAGCTCACCATTTTCATACCACGAATTGTCTTGAGCTTTTGGGGTATCTTTCACAAGCTTAAACTCCTCTGAGTAGTCGTTGAGCGCTGAAACCTCGACGCTATCCTTAGTGATCCAGTAAGCTCCAAGGGAGCCGTCTTTTACAACATTTAGGATAGAGCCTTTTGGGACGGATGGTTCGTAGGATACTACCACCAACTCCACCTCATCCCCAATCTTAAACTTAGTCATTCTTCTTCCTCCAAAGATTTCATTTGTTTAAGAGCTTCTTGCTCTGTGTATCCATTCTTACGCATTTCCTTTTTCTTGTCAAGCTCAATTTTAGGCTTGTTGAAGGAGAATGTGTGTTTCTTGACAATGTTACGTTGTTTCATTTTAGCCCCAATGAGAATACATCTGTATACGGAAGCTGCTCAAGCTCCTCTCCTGTGTAGTCATCATAATACTTACAACTATTAAGATTATCAACTACCCCTTGAGCACTGGAAATAAGTGTGCTATATGCAGATTCTTCATATAGCTTCTCAAGGTTCCAAGCCTCTGCTATATGAGGCAGCACGTAGGTGATAAAGATTTCAATCTCATTGTTGTAGTTTTTGAGAGAGCATGTGAAGGATAGCACGTTGCCCTCAACAGACCAACCCTCTGACCAGTTTGCAGGCATATAGCAGACAGCTCCATTCGGGATGAAATTGCAACGTCCTACGCTTGCCCAAGCTGAGATAGTCTCATCAAAATAAACAGAGGCAACTTCTTCCCATTGAAAATCTTTTTCGATCAAAACGGAAGTCAGCTCATTGTCCTTCAGAAGAATCCTACCACGAAGCCCTGTGTACATTCCCATATCTTCTCTCCTCGCAAGCTCTCTTGCATTTGTTTGTGTTGGGCATATTCTACATCAACATCTCAGAAAGCATAATTGTATTTATTAATTATCTTTACAAAACCGACTGAGTGTGGCTTCACTTACGAACACTTGACGGGTGAAGTAGTACCAGAAACCGTCTTCTTTGGTTATAATCCCAGTGGAACACGACCAGCGTTTAGCATTGTGGCTGCCGTGAAGGTCTAGGGCACCGTGAAAACTCTTACAGAAATTGAGGGCTTTGTTCAAGCTTTTGAATCTACGAATTTCTCCGCTTTCAAGCTTTACAGAGTATTTGGTTTTAGCTTTACGTCCTTCTTTTAGGAGCTTAGAAACTGCTTTACGGCTCAGCTTTTGCACATCTTCATCATAGCCACGAGGAAGATGGTAAAGCTTGTTACTGCGCTTTACATTGAATTTCCAAAGCTTCTCAGTGAGCACTTCACCATCTTTAGTCTTGAATGTGACATACTTATCCCAGTCATAAGCGATCAGCTCAACCTCTTGCAAAGGAGCAACACCATCCTTATCATACATAGCTTTCATTTACACACCCTCTTGGTTGGATTCGATACGACTATCTTAGGCTTTGATTAGGGATAAATACAATTGTAAATTTCTATCGAGAATGCAGAGAATGATAGAAGAAATTGTAGTGGGTGGTGTGTTGACATTTAGGGGAGGAGGGTGGAGAATTGGTGGTAGAAATTAACCTATAAAGCTAATATTTTTCATCAAATCGGCCTACGGCCTTAGTGCCACCTGGGTTGGAGCTGTTTTTAGTGCGTTATATGATAGAGAGGAGAGGAGGATGGATACAGAGGAGGAAGAATACCTAGAGTATAGGGTGGTTAATACAAGGTTGTTGACTTATGATCTTAAGGTCAGGGTAGACATCATAGCTAAGACAAGAGGTATTGGGTATTCGGATATACGAACACTAAATGTCATCTTTGCTAACCTATTGGCTTGTGCTCGTAAGGGTCAGTTGCTTGTCTATTCCCGTAACACATCTGCTAGTAGCAGTGCAAAGAAAAAGATTAACCCTAGAAGGGTGATAAAAGCAATTGATTTTCTGGTTGAGAAAGGGTACATTAGCAACGTTAAGGGACAGGCTCACCCCGACCCAGATAAAAGGCGTGTGAGCTACATCCTCCCCACAGAGAAATTCTTTTCCTTTTTTGACGTGCAAGCCATGCACCCGACATATGAAGAATTTTATCTAGATACGTGTTCGGTTGTTGAGCTGCGCAACCCCAAAAAGAAGCCTATCCCGTTTAGGAGTACAGAGATGACGCAAGAAATGGAAACACTTATCCGCAAACTGAACAAAATTAATGAACAATCAGATATTCGTGACCAGAATGGTAATGTTTTGACCAACATTTATTGCCGAGTGTTCAACGAAAGTTTTGAGTATGGGGGTAGGTTTTACAAAGCTGACATCCTTCGCCTCAAGCATAAGAAAAATCAAGAGCGGTTTGGTGTGACAATCAATGGTGAGGCAGTGACAGAGGTAGATTTTCGTAACCTTCATTTTCGCATAGCAGCAGCCAAAGAAGGATTGGATATGCACGAGCTACCGGCTGATGTTTATTCTGGAATTGTGGATGATCCAGAGAACTACGTTGATCGTGAAATTGTCAAGCTCGCTGTAAACATTATGTTCAACTCTTATGATGACAAAGATGCTATCAAAGCTATTCAGAGCGAGATAAATAAACTGCCAGACGAAGAAAAACTGATTTATACACTTGGTCGTGCGAGTGGTGTGTTTGATGCTATCTGCAATAGCTACCCCGATTTTGTGGAATTGTTCTGTAATGGGGATAGCTACGGGCGTCGTCTACAGAATGATGACAGCAATCTGGCGGCAGATATCCTTTCTGTATTTGTGGAGAAAGAAATTCCTATCCTCCCTGTGCATGATAGCTTCGTAGTGGCAGAAAAATATGAAGAACTTCTCATTCAGACGATGGGAGATTGTTTCCGTGCAAGATTTGGTATTGACACAATGATTCCTGTGACTGTAAGCTTCAAACAAGACGGGACAGTGTACAAGAATCACATTTTGGCGTAGAGGGATATATGATTATTACAGCAAATGATATTGTAAGGGTTGGTCTTGGTAGAGTCGAAGAGGATAGGATTTACAGGGAGGTATTGGCGGAATCACACGGACATCACAAGAATGCTTACAAGTTGGCAGGTAAGAACGATATCCTTTTTGCGAAGGAGTTAGTTGATAAAGGATTTGGTCATGCTGAACTAAGAAAGCCGGGGATGTGGTTTATTGACGACCTGTATTATTTCCCATCCACCCGTAAGTGGACCACAAATACCCAGAAACCTTCAGAGCAGTGTGAAGGTTTTGACGACTTTATCGAGAAAATCCTGAAAAATTAGTAAGAAATAGGTGTTGACAACGACACAAAACGCATTGTAAAGTATGCCAAACAACTGATGCTTTTGGAGGCACGGGATAAATGGTGAAAGGTCTGTTTCTAGATGATGAGCGTAACCCTCAAGATGTTACGTGGATCAAATATCCACTAGATATGTCTTGGGAAATTGTAAGGACTTATAGAGAATTTGAAGATGCTTTGCTACTGTCTAATTACGATATTGTTTCTTTTGACCACGATATCCAAGACTTTACAGGCCAGGGAGAAGAACGTACAGGGTACACATGTTTTCTGAGAATGCTTGATTTTGTAATGGATGGTGGTATACTTTTACCTGAAGTTTTGGTCCATTCTCAAAATCCTGTTGGTGCAGAGAATATTCGTAAGCATTACACCAACTATCTGAAGTTTTTGGAGGAATAAGATGAAAAATGGTGATGTGTTCCGGTGGTATTTTAAGAATGATACTGAATACCGAGCAAAACATGCTGGCTCTGGCACGGCATACTGGTGTTTAGACAATCAGTGTGTATACTGGGAGGGTATCGGTCTTGTAGACACCTATTGGTCTGGTCTTTCTGGTCAATACCTATCATCCCACGCAACAATTCTAGACGAAGAAAAAATTGACCTTGAGTTTGTTTGCAATCTTGACGATGTTGAATTTATTCACAAATCAGATACAGACGAGTACGACAAAGTATATAATTTGAGCCACCAGAACCACTGTTACCCGCTTTTTGCTGTAGATAAGGGCGTATGTAAAAGTAAGAAAGCCATTCTCGCCAAGAAAGAACGGGAACTCGCAGACGTAAAAAGTGAAATTGAATACCTACAACGCAAGGCGGTGTGGCTTGCTGAAGAGATTAAGGAGCTATCCCAATGAAAGTTACACTCTATAAAGCACCAAATGGTTACAAAGAAATTCTTAATATTACAAAAATCAATCAAGAAGATGAGGAGTTCTTTATTGCTAACGGTGTTACAATTAGCATGGAAGAACTTGGTGGTGATTTTGTTGTATATGCTGATACAGGATTAGAAAATGAAGATGGCAACCCAGAAGAATTTATTGAGATTGCACAAGGTCGGAGCTGTGAAGACGTGCTGAAAGCCCTGCGTATTTACTGCGAGGAATTTCTTCAGAGCTTAAAATAACCCTTGCAATCGTAAGGAAAAGCATGTAACATCCTTGAAAATTAACAATATCCGCAAGAACGTGAGGAATAGATGAAAATTCTAGAAGAAAAAGGCTACAAATGCTGGAAGACGGACAACGAAAGCTATGGTGTGGTTAAGCACTACCAAAGGCGTTTGCAAGAGGATGAAATCCTAAAATTCTCCATCCCGCTGTGTCAATGCAATAACAAGACCTTGTTGAATATCTTGCATTCAGATTTATTGATTCATGGGTATAAGAGTGAATCATTTGAAGTGAGCTTGTGCCATGAGAACAAAGACGGCGAGTGGTGCGATCTTAAAATCTACTCCCTGACACGAAAACAGGTTGAGGATTCTCTTGACAAGTTGGAACAAAAGGTGTTGAATATGTGGAAAGCATTCAACGAGTAACGACTCTAAATGAACACATATTCATCTAAGCTATACAACATGCTTATTGAATCGGGGTTTTCCATAGAAAAGATTGATAGACTCTGGACAGTCTTTAGCTTGACGACTGATAAGAAAGAGCCTATTCTGTGGTCAGCTTCATTGGGAAGCCTTCTAAAACAAGCTGAAATTGAATTAGGAATGTGATATGAAAACCTCTACAGAATACAACGAAGGGTATCAATTGGGAGTCGAGGATTGTGAATATGCAATAAAGCTTGGTTATAGCGCTCTTGTGCAGCATTTGAAGCATTGGGAGGGCTGTCCATCCCAAGATGATGAGGACAAGGGATATCTCCAAGCCCTTAAAGATTTTGAAGATAAATTGTTTACAGTGGGAGGATTATTGTGAGTCGATTTGAGTGTGAATTTTTAGAGAATATTAGTTGTTTTGAAACAAACAAACAAAACCTGCTATCCCGTGAAATCGTAGTTATTAGCTTATTTGACGGTATAAGCTGTGGTTTGCAAGCGCTTAAAAATCTTGGATTTAGTAATATAAAGTATTTTGCCTCAGAAATTGAACCAAACGCAATTAAGATTAGCGAGAAAAATCATCCTGATATCATTCGGCTTGGTGACGTTCGGACAGTTAAAATTAGTGGAAATTATATTGAGTCTGAAAATGGTAAATGGCGATTGGGGGACGAGAATTACTACCAGAAGGTTGACCTTATTTTGGCAGGTTCACCTTGCCAGGGCTTTAGCTTTGCTGGGAGTGAATTGAATTTCAATGACCCTCGATCTGCACTATTCTTTGAGTTCGTGAGGATTAAAAAAGAAATTGAGGATTACCAAGGAAGCGTTGATTTTCTACTCGAGAATGTAAAAATGCGTGCGGAATTTGAAGACGTAATAACACACCATCTTAAGACTTGGCCGGTAAAAATTAATTCAAGGGCTTTTACGGCTCAAAATCGAGAGCGTTACTACTGGTCCTCGTTCCTGCAAACAACAACTTACGGCGAAAAAGATATAAAAGATTTGGAACATTCGCCAAAGATTGTAGACATTTTGGAAGATAAAGATTATAAAGGGGTGTGGACTTGGCCGAGAGGTTATAACAAAGGCGGTACTCGATTAGTGGACAAAATGCCTTGTATTACTACAAGCAGTTGGCAGCATAATTTCCTAGTTGAAAAGGAAAACGGAGAACGTAGAAAGTTTACACCGATCGAGTGCGAAAGGGCGCAGGGTTTTGGATTTATTAAGAAAGAGGTAGAAATTTTTACATGTTTAGACCAAGCAAAGAACTTTGTAAGTGTGGTAAAGAAAAATCCCAAGTTGCTAAAACTTGTTTTGAATGTAGAAGAAACAGAACTACAAGAGTTTGTAAAGGCTGTGGGGTACAATACTCATCAAAAGTTTCTGCTAACAAAATATACTGCTCCAGAAAGTGTAGGTATGGGGATACCGCTACAAACAAAGCCTCGCAACCAACAAATAGAACAGTTTTTGAGTGCAGACAGTGCGGAACAGAAACAACCGTGCCTCTTTCAAAGAACAGGGGAGGTTTCTGTAGTTCAGGGTGTTTCTATTTGTATAATAGAGGGGAAAATAGCGCAAATTGGAAGGGGGGAGTTACCTCAGAAAGACAGTCTTTTTACTCAACAGACACTTGGAAAGATGCAATTAAATTTGTTTGGAAACGAGACAATGCTACATGTCAACGATGCGGAATCCATTTTGAACATGATGATGGACAGCAGTTCCACATTCACCACATTGTCCCGTTTATCTATGAAGAGTACAGATCAGATTTTGAGAATTTGCTACTGGTTTGCAGAGAGTGTCATTACTGGATACATTCCAATGCAAACGGGGAAAGCCTGTTTATCTCTGAGCCTGTATGATGGGTACACTGCGGGAATATCAGATAATCAGCGATATAGGGTATTGGGAAATGGTTGGACAGTTCCTGTCATTGAGAAAATCTTATCAGCTTTATGTGGCGATTAAAAATTCCAATTATACACAAGCAAATGTCAAGTCTATACTAATAACCATAAACCGACCGGAGTTGCGAAATGAAAACCATGTCTCAGATTGAAAAACTTGACGCCGAGTGGCTGACCAACGAACAAATGGGTATGTGCAATTACTGGCTAAAGAAGGGCGCGGGAGTTTATGCGGAAGGCCCGTATATGTGCAGCTTTCACAAGAAAGAATACGGCTACATATGGGTAGATACAGGTAAAAAGTTGCTTAAACTTGATGGCCGTGGGTATGATGTTAAGATGCAGTGTGAGACACATCCCAAAATTGTGTAATTTTTCAGGAGAATAGCTATGCTAGGCTATAACCAACACCTCTCAGCAGCTTGGAACGTATACAAAAATCTACAATACGTTTCTAAAGCCATCAACGCTTATGATTTGGGATATTGGCGAGCATGGGCAACAGCTCAGCTTTCCCACGATGTTCGAGAGATGTTCAAAGATGAAGAAAAAGCAAAGAAAGCTTTTGACAAGGGATTAATCCTGATCCAGAATATCTCAACTGCCCGAGAAAAGCAGCTTAAACAGACGAAAATGTATTGAGGAGAGAGAAATGAAAATCCGTATGAATGCACAAGATCAACACAACGAATATAGCAACAGCAAGCAGAAAGAGCGCAAGGAACATAAAAACTTCCGTGAGCTTCGCAAGAATCGTAATAACCGTTGGCAATCGGCTGACTAAGATCAATAGATTCTTTTCATAAGCTCCTTGGTTGACTCCTCGGAGCTTTTCTTTTATTCTAGGCACATCAAAGCAATTTAGCTGTAAGAGGAAAAGAAAATGTCTGGTTCAGTAGGTCGGATGTACCTTATTTTAAAAGCCGGGAACAAGGTGTTCTGTGGTATGCGGAAAATAAAGAACGTGTTGTGAAGGAAGTCGCAGAAATTTATAAAAATCTTCTTGACGAACGTGTCTACCTTGCTCTAATATCTTGGAAAGCATACGACTAGAGGAAAAGGAAAATGATTAGCATCCCAAGGGGTTACGGATTTAGGTCTGGCATAGGTGCTACGTGCGAAGACGGGACACAGGACGAATGGAAAGGTCTGTCGAGAAACGGACGCCAGTTTCGGTCGTCTATCACTGGTCAGATAAATGACTTGCAAGGGTCAGACTATTGGGCTATGCGTAAAGAATTGCCGAACAAGCTTTCTGTAGCAGGTGAGCTTCCGACCGATAAAGTCTGGACAAAAGACGGAAAGCCGAACATTAAAGCTTTTAGTGATGAAGCTTTGGGTCTTAATCAAAAGAAAACCCCAGCTAAGAAAACAATTCCAATTGCACATCAAATTGTTCCACAAGAGAAGACATTGGATCGTCTGGATAAGCAAGAGGCGGAGCTTTATAGAGCTTTTGAGAATGAAGAGATAAGCGAGGAAGAATTTAAACAGCTTATCTTCGCTTTGGAGCAAAAGAGGCATAGAGCATGGAAATCTCGCTGTAAAGCCCTCGGGGTTGATCCTGACGCAGAAGAAGACGAAGAAATGCTGCCAGAATGGCAAGATCGGGCAGAGATAGTAGGGAAAAACATCGTAGAAAAACGCGAATGGTGGGAAGGTGGAAACGTTTTCATCCTCACACACAACAAGCTAAAAGACATAGTGAAATCAGTAGTAAATAAGAAAATGTCTGTTGACAAAGAAAAGCTTAGCCCTTATATTGGGGGTGTTGTCCTAAGCTTTATAACGTTTGTAATTTTGTTTTGAGGAGCGTACACAATGAAATCGACATGGCACATCCTGCATATCTTGATGATCTTCCTAACGGGCGGATTGTGGGTCATCATCTATATTTGGCGTCTATTAGCTAACGCTCATAGCAACAGGAAGCTTGAATATGCACAACAGCAACGCCAGCTAGAAGCTATGGAGCGCTTAGTGGCGCATACAGAGGCTGCTGATAAGTTAAAGCTATTGAAGAGCCAAGACCAATAGAATCTTTTGTGTGGGTTTTCCTTTAAAACCTCTTGACGACACAGGCGCATTGGGTCAGAATAACCCCAACAGAAACGAAAACCTAACACAGCAAGGTGAAGAAGATGAAATTGGTATCTATGTTTGAAGCTGTAGATGGTAAACTTTTCACAAATGAGAAAGACTGTAAAAAGCATGACCTGGATTGCATCGGAGAGGAATTTGATGGGTTGTTACTAGAGGCCATGAAAGCAACGAACGGCAATGTAACGCGAAACGATCAATTTAGAATGTGCCTACATCTTCTAGAAAACCGTGATAAAGTGTTACCAGTACTGAAAACACTGGTAAGTTACATCGAAGGGTCAGAAATCGAAGATTTTGAGGGCTGAGAAATGAAAAAGCCCTTATCTCTCCGTCAACGCCTGATGCTTTCTGTGAACAAGGCGGCTACAATGGAAACACAGACAAGCTTTCCGTATGGAATGGCAGCATATGTAAAGGCCGCTGTTAGCACACAAAACAAGCGTATTTCTTACGATTGGCGGTAGTCGGATAAACTGACAAAGGAGAACATCATGGGCTTTCTAATGCTTGGGTGGGCTGTTATACAACATCCTATATTGGCTTTGGTTCCTTTGCTTCTTGTAGTTTGGAGCCTTGCTGTAATCGAAACACAAAACGAAGAATATGGGGTTGTTTGATAATGATTCTCTATGCTCTTGTGGTGAGTGTATGTCTGTCTAATGGGCAATGCCACGATCTTAGCCCTGAGCTGTACGAAGACATGACGACTTGTGTTATGGAAAGCTCATATCAGCGCAAGCAAGGCATTCATAGTTATTGTGAGGAAATGAAGGAGGAATCATTGGAAGAATCTATCGCAAAGCATTGAAGCTATAGAAATAATCAATTTGTGGTGGTTTTAGATTCCCGTATAATGAGCACAACAGAAACAAACACGGAGCAACACGAAATGACCTATCAAGAAGCTTGCAAAGCCGCTAAAGCAAATAAAGGCATCTTCTATACATACGATGCAGGAAACGATAAGATTGGTGGCGTCTATTGGTGCAAACAACGTGCTCGACTCATCAAACAATGGTCGAATGATGGCAAGGTGTGGTACTGACATGGGGCGGATTATGTGCGAGCATTGGAGTCCTGTGGAACTTTGCCCTGATTGTTCAAGCAATCTAGCAGACCACGAAGACATAATCTTGTGGCCATGCGGAACATGGTGCTACAGGTACGAACTACCTGAAATGTCATATATGTCAGATGATTACCAAGAAATTAAATTTGGAACCAAAGAACATGAAGCAATCTCGTTGGTATAAGATCGAAAACGGTCAAGCATTCATTTTTGATAGTGGTTATGAGAACATGAGTGAAACTGTGAGCATTGTTCACGTTAGTGATTTATCATATTACAGACAAAATTTTAAACTTTCCAAATCGTGGGGTGTTTATGAGAAAAAATGAATTAATTGCATTGCTAGAGAGTGTGAAAGGAAACCCCGAAATTATGGTGTGGAATGGGTTTGTCAAGGACTTCCAACCACTAGCAAAAACACTCAACAGCGCCCAATTGCAAAAACTAACACTAAAAGGTTATAAAGAGCGCGTAAACTGGCAGATGCAAAAAGAAGGCAACAATCCAATCGACGATGATAAGGTTAATGAGCTGTACAAAGCGAACAAGATAGGAGAATGGGAATACTTTGCCTATTATCCGCCAAGTGAGGATGATTTTAGGGATGGGTCTTATAAATCAAAAATAGTTTACGTTCTTGAGCCAAAATTAGCAGGTAAGAAATACATGGACAGGCTTGGCTCTATTAATTACTAGTTTTCTGATAGAAACAATTAATTTGCCATCAAAGCTGTATGTTGTAGAATGAACACAACATAGAAGACACAGTGTCTTCCAGATAGAACAGGAATCGCAGACATGACCACTAAATCCTACAACGGCCACAAGAACTACGCCCAGTGGAATCAATCGCTTTGGCTGAATAACGATTACGGCTTGTATCAGATGATGGTTGAACATGTAAATAATTGCTCTGGTACGAAGGACAAAGCAGCTCAGAATGTCCTTGACGAACTGCACAGCCGTGGAATTACCCACACTGACGATGGCGTAAAGTGGTCTAAGGCTGGCATCCGTGCTGCAATGGTTGGGCTGTGATATGAAGCCCCCTAACGAATGGCTCCCTAACAGCACACAAATGGCAGCTATGGAAGCTTTCGCAACCTGTCTAGGCTTCCTGATGGGGCTAGCTGGGAAGAGTTTGTGCAGGACATGGGGCTGCGTAACAGCTACGAAGCTCAGGCTGTTCTGATCTGGCTTGGCTACTGATTATGGCCGATTTTATCATCGAAGAATGTATGCAGGCTGTAGTCTGGCCAATACTCAAACAGATAGCGTCAAACAGAAAGATTAAAAATAAAGCGAAGTAGCTGTTGACACCACAAACCAAGCTGTTAGGATGACCCCAACAGCAAACGAAAAGCCCAAAGGCTAAGGAAAAAACGAAATGAACAGCATCCACGAAGTTATCGAATACGGTTATATCGTTGCTACCAACGAAGATTTTGACATCCTCATCACTGTTAACGGCGCTTATTTCAACATCTGGTGCGGCGACTACTCCGGCAAATACCAGAACACTGACTGTCGTGCTACAGGCTTTGACAATGGTTTGTACGGTCAGGATATGGTGAAGGTGGTAGAGCGTGCAGAAGCTATCCTTGAGGAGCTGGTAAGCGGAGAGGAAGACGAGGAATAATCAATAAATTACACAAGCCCTGCTTTCGAGCGGGGCTTTCTTTTGTCTGTAAGAAGATGAAATGAGCTATTGACATGTTCATCGAAGGTCGCTAAGATGACCACAAGACGGCTAGAACGGGAAGACAAACGGGGAGTGTGGTCGCTATCCTAAGAAAATCTATTGATGTGCTGTGATCGATTGAAACATTCATTGGATAAATGCGTTGACTCTGTTTGTGGCTGGTGTATACTAAACACAAGAAAGCAAAACAGCCAACGGAGCGACAACCATGCAAACCACTCGCCACTTCTCCCGCAATGACGCTATCACTGAAGCTAAGCGCGTATACGGTAAAGACTGGAAAGAAAGCGTAAAGCTTGAGCATGACGGCGCTTTCTGGGTGCTGTCTGTAAAATAATCGTCCAACATTGGCATAGCCAATTCATGTCTCTTGAAACCGAGGTTTAAAATGTCCGATAAAGCCTATATATCCCTCATTGCAGCAGCAACAATTGCAGGGGGCCTCGTTTTCGCTGGCGGAATGTTCTTGGCTTGCACAAAAATGCTGGAAATTTTTCTCGCCGGGGCTTGACCCGGCTTTTTCTTTTGCGTAGTATATGAATCACGGGGACACACTACGAGGCAGGGATGTGCCTTAAATTTAGTAGCCTATCAGGGTCAACCAATCGATAGAAAATTCCAATGAAGAAAAGCGTTGACGCGCTTTCCAGCCGGTGTATAATGAACCCATACAAAGCAAACACCACCTAGGAGAAACATCATGTACGCTATCACCCTCGACAGCATCCGCGTCTTCCCCCTCTACAGCGACAAGCAAGCGGCTCTAGATGTTCTCACCCTCATCAACACCAAAGGGCTGCGCGGACGCTTCGACTACAAGCTAGAGGAAGTGTAAAGGAAGGGCCGAAAGGCCCTTTTCTTTTGTCTGACCTGTGAGTTTACGAACAGGCACCATCCCTTCTCGGACGTGTCTCCATGTGGCTATATTCTCACAGCCCTGCACAGGATACAAGCTTTTTCTTTCTAAAATTTCTCAATTTATTTTCACTTCCCCTATTGACTCCATAGCTCAGAATGCTAATATATCTCCAACGAAGCGAGACAAGCTTCCAACCAAAGATAGACAGGAATCAGAGCCATGACTAAGACAACCTACACCGCCGAAGCTTTTAAAGCATCCCCTGCATTCCTTAAAATTGCCATCGAGGACGCCGTGAAAGTGGTCGCTAAGACTAACGGTCAAACCGAGGCGCTTACAATGCAAGCATTGTCGATGGGAGTGCCTAACGTGGTTGAGGCTGTTTGTAAGCTGGTGAACGCCGCAGCCGAGCATTGTGCAAAAGAAGCAAACGCTGGGCAGCTTTGGAGCACAAAATAAGGAAAATAAAGCTTGCAGCGCCTCGAAAGGGGCGCTAGAATAACACCAACAGCAAACGAAACAGCCAGAAAGGCTAAGGAAAACACCATGAAAACCACCAAAACCGCCATCGCAAAAGCAACCATCCTTGATTGGAACCGCGAGCGTAACACTGTATACGGCAACTCTGTTTACAGCTTCACTCTGACAGATGAGAACGGCAAGCTCTATCGTGGCAAGACACGCCCCAATGCTGGCTTTGTCTATGGCCTGAATTATGGCCCCTCTGAACTGGCTAACGTTGTGATTGCCATCACCCCTTCCGGTCGTGTGTATATGGACGATGCAGACAACAGTAAATAATCTCTTAAAAGCCCTTGACAGCATACGTTGAGGGCTTTACTATTTGCACATCAGACAAGCAAATACAGGAACCAAAAGCCATGAAAACGCACATTTCAGTCAGTGGATACATTAAAAGCGGGCAAATGTCTAAGCTTTTGAACAGCCCCAAAATTGCCGTATATCCTGATGAATGGAAAGAGCTGGACAAACGTGCGCAAGTCTGGGAAGACCGCTTGTACGTATTGCGTACAATGAATTATAATACATGCAAGCCGCATCCTCACATAGATGAGATCAGAGAACTAAGAAAAAAGCTTTCTAAAATTGACTCACAAATGAATTATATTCTTATGCAAGCTAATCCTGAATATGATCAATATTGGCATGGAGATAATAAGAATGACTAATAAATCTGCAAAAGTGTTTTGCTCCGAGAATTGCAAACATCTCGAAGTTTGGAATGATTCATCTGAAAATTGATAGTAAAAGTGGCATGAGCATACCCTACGATGAGTGTAGAAAAGACGCACAAGTCCTAATTCTTGTGGTAGATCAAAAATGAATAAAACAGTAGACCAAAAACTAAATGGCAGACATTGCTCTTATAATTGTAAGTATTATCAAGACGGTGCTGTACTAAGTTTGTGTAATAAGTTTAATGAACAGCTTAAATACTCAGATAATGGCAAACCTTTACCTTGCAGTCCGTGCGTATTCGAATTGCAGACAAGGCCGTCCTGTACTGTTTATCAAAACAATCATGAGAATTATATGGTAGGAATTACGAGTCCTGTTTTTAATACAAGGCAAGATGCCGAAAAGTGGGCCATAGAAAACGGCTATCGAATTAATACAGACTATTAAAAACTTCAATTATACAAGGTGGATAAAAAGCCCTAGAATTACACCAACGAAACGCAAACCGAGGGCTTCAAAATGTACACTTGCCACCTTGTTCAAACCAACGGAACACTGACCAACTGTGAACGTCTGAGCAAAGCGGAATATGTCGATTTTATCTCTAACATCTATGGTAAATGGCAAACTGTCCGGGTTGAGAATGAATTGACTGGCGAAGTGCGAGTGTTTACAGACAACGGCGAAGCTTGGGAGCGTATAGTATGAACGTTAACGAACTGGCAGTAAACAAGCGTACAGCCCTTCGCATGTTCTGGGATGCTGGACACACAACCGAACAGCAGTTGATTGCAGCCAGTAATAAGCTGGAAAGCATGAAGCAACCATCTAAAGGCTATTGGTATGCCTCGGACGTTTCTAAAGCTATCGGCACGCCAATTGATTGAATTTATGACTCCCGGTTAGCCGATAGGAAAGTTCAATTGGCCTCGTGGCTCGGGTTTTTATATGATGGTCACATCAAAACACAATAGGTAGGCAAGACCATGAAAGCATCCCATGTCTTCACCGAAGCAGGTCTAGGACAGGCCCCCTTCAAGGTTATTGGTTATGAGGAACGTTCGACTGGCTGCGCTTTCTGTGGTCGTGGTATCAAAAAAGTCAGCATCGTTAAGAGCAGCGATGGGAAGGTTTCTAGTATTGGTTGCGAATGCGTCAAAAAGACCGGCGATTCGGGCTTGATTGCCGGTGAGAAGCTTGCGATAAAGCGATTCAAGGCAAAGCAGAAGTATGAAAAGCAGATGGCTGCCTACTTCGAGATCATGCTAGAAAAGTGGGGAGATCATCCCCATATTGACCCCGCCAGCAAGGAGGATAAAGAGCAATATCTAAAGGAAATGGAAATGGTGATGCTCGAGACTGTTAACAATCAAGACTAATAACAAAGCCCCTTAACAGGGGCTTTTCTTTGTCTAACACATAAACATCTAAAAACCTTCTTAGCCTCCCCCCTAAACCCCCAATACAGCCCCGCTAATCCTTTCTCTAGTCTCTTCCTACACTTACCAGGCATCACTTACTATCACCCCTTGCACTGCCTCTTCATGCGATAGCATGAGAAAGCACACAAGCCAGCGTATACGCTATCTCTAAACCTCCCTCTAACACCATTTCCCCTTCAAACTATCCATATAAATATCCCCTCTAATACCTTTGGAGTGAATGCGAGACCACATATGTGGTTAAGCATGAACGGTACTAATTACCATCTTCATGGTACTTTTTACCCTGTATCATCCCTTAACGTCAGTTAAAGACTGTCTCCATACTCGATAGCGTCAGCTATCCTCTAGCAAATATCATTCCAATACGAAGTATTGAGTTATTAGGTTTCCCTATGGTCATTCTGGTATTCCATTGAACATAAATCGGATTATGTACAGTCAAGCTTACATACAGTGTTTTCAATAGTCTTATACTATAGCTCTTTCTGGTCGGTAGACGACCCGTTAGATAGTGCTATACAGTAACATAGAGGATGCCTATGGATATTTTGATATTGATAGAGAGGGTCTATTGGTGGTGGGCTGGGCTGTTAAGCCCCTAGGACATAGAGCTGGTAAATACTCAAACACAAACACCCTGATAGATACCCATAGAATTCTGGAAGTGTATGTGCTTCACCACCCTCATAAGGATATTTCCTACACAGATATTTCAGACACAAGAAAACACCCCTACACCGAAATATAGGGGATTTGAAAATAGATATTTAGTAATTATAATTTCTTTAAGGACAGCACCTATACAAGTCCCGATTTATAAGGTGTTGAGGAGGTGCCCTCCATTTCAACAACTATTCGATGTAGAGTTATGTATCCAGTGCCAACCAATCCTTTACAAGCTTCAACATCCTCTCCGACAAGATGTACACATACATGTCTTTGTGCTCTCTAATGCTTCCTCTGAATATGAATTGAATCACCTCAGACAAAGCAAACAAGTCCTTGTCTATCTGCACATCAAACTGACGTAAGTGTGAGTCTAGGCTACCGTGTGGGTAGATGTTCACCGCGTAGATACAGTTGGTGCAGTCTTTGTATTCGTTAGAAGCTCTCATATTCTTAGAGACAAAAGGCTTTCTTAGCACTCCGTTTATCTTCTTTGCTCTGGTGTATCCAACACCTTCCAAATCTTTTTCATAATCCTTGAATGTAGTCCAAAATACTTCTCCTTTTGGCATCTGTTCTTTGAGCGTTGTCTCAATACTTTTCTTCACTCTTTCAAGCGTATCTTTGGTTGATTTCTGATACCAGCCAACATTGAAGACATTACTTTTGTACAACCCTTGGTGTGTCCTCTGGAGATCAGTTATCAGCTTGGGGTGCTTTACAAAGTGAAGCTTGTCCCTGAGTATTTGTTTTATCTCCTCTGGTTTTCTTAGTGTGTCTGGATAATAGTATTCCCATTGCATCTCATTTAGCTGCATCCAGCAGTGCATAAGGCTTGCTTCGAACAGATAGGTTAGGATTGTTACCGATTCACAAGCTTTCATACAAGTTGGTGGTATGCGCTGTATTATCACATCCTCCCCATATAACCATAAGCAACCAAGTTCACACAACTGTTTTATGTGAACATCGCGCCCTGTATAGTTGGGCCATTTTTCTTCATTCCAGTGCAGTTGTCCATTAGGGGCACACACCACCATCCCCGCCAATATGAGAAACTTAACATCCTCGTGTCCAATTCCTTCAAAGAAAGTAACGAGGTCAATTGTTTCATCAATCACCAAATGATATTTTTGTTCTGCAAGCACAGAAGCCACCTCCACAGTAAACCCAGTGAAGAGTTTATGGGTGATGGCTATGTTGTGTCCTTTCTTGGCTAGACGTAAGAAGTCTGCTGTTTTGCTGGGAGTTCCTGACGGGGCTTTGAAATTGAATTCAGGTAATTCCTTCTGAATTCTCCCCTTCTCGTTCCCATCTCCAGCCTCATCCAAGTATGGAGAGACAAACACCCACTTACGTTCTGGGTGTTGCCTGATATGTTCAAATATCCACGTTGTTTTTCCGCTGCCACAGATTGCATCTACTACTTTAATGTCTGTCACCTACACCCTCCTTCTCGATATTTCTCTGGATACTTACACTTCTTCCCGTGTGCTCTACGACAATCACAAATGTAGGAGTCTTCCACTCCAAATTGCTCGTAGAAATAGAATGTTCCTCGTGCTAGTTCTTGCTCCGCCCATTCCTTTGTGTATTCAGGGTCAGTCAAGAGTTTGTATTCATCGTCCTTCATTTTCTTCTCCAATAAAAGAAGCCCCAATTAAGAGGCTTTGTTATCTTTAGTCATCAAATGCAACAACACCAAACAAGATGACACCACTGTCACAAGGATAATCATTACTGGGTGCATTGTCAGGAACATAACAGCTATCAACGTTCCAAATCCTGCAAGGCATACAAACACCACAAAGCCCAATAGCAGCAAAACTGTAATACCAATCAATCTATTCTTCATTCTTCCTCCTGCATCTGTGCAATCAAAAACTTGTTCTCCTGTTCAAGCATCCCTTTCTCTTGTGTCAACGTTATCACCTCACGTTGGAGATTGGATATTTGATTGTAATAATCTTTAATCAGCTCTGCAATCCACGTACCATCACGAGGATGGATTGGCTTATATCCATTAACACCAGACAGGCGTAATAGAAGCTCTGCTGGATATGGATTAGTTTTTAAGATCATTCAAACAACTCCTTTTCCGTAATGTACATACGAAGTTCTTCGTAGCTATCGGGCTGAACATATCTGCACATTTCCCAATTAGTGTATTGTGTTTGCATTATCATCTTCAATGCACCTTTACGTGTTAGGTGGTAGCTACTCTCCCATGAGTTATACCCATCATAAGACACTGTGTTTACAACGTAAAGTTTAGCTGGGAAATTCACCGAACACGTCCTCCATATTCTTCTGTATTCTTTCTATTGTGCAAGCAAGCCATTATCTCTTCAATAGATTTTAGTTTTCTCATTTGATTCTCTTTCCTCCGTGTTTTTCATAAATAGAGATGATTTTGTCTAAATTATATACCCACGTACTTTCGGTGAAACCATCCGGCATCTCTTCTTTTGTCAGCACACCACATTCAAGAGTTTGTTTACATTCCCTTTCTGCTGCAAGACAAGACTCCTTTGTTTCAAACTCCCACACGCCAAAGTTTTCTACTTCGTAGATACAAGCCCTTGCTTGTTGCTTAATTCTGACTCCTGTTTGATTTGCTACACCAAACTTTATTGCTAAAAAATTCGGAGCTTCTTTTACAAAATTAATGTAAGCCTCTCTTTGTCGGGAAGGTCCGCAGTGACATGGACGGTGGCCTTCCTTCAGCTGTCCAATAAATGCTGACGCTGTTTGTTCACACTCTGGACAGTACACATCCCAATAGGTGCTCCTACCTTGACTGGTTTTTCTTTCGAGGCTCCTTGTGAAAGTTGTACCTTCTGCGAAACCTCCGGTATCCACAAATGTTTTTATATGGCTGGAATCGTCCTCCCTTTCTCTGCCCTGTCGGTTCCCTAGAGTGCTGAGAGTTTTCTTCAATTTGGACATACGGCACTGGGGACACCCGCGATTTTGAATAATTTTATCTGGACAGGTTTCCCAATCCCCGTGAAGTTCACAATTGACTAGACACCTAGTAGATTTTACTGTCTCATAACTCCCCAAGAAGCCAATAAAAGTATAACCCCTTTCAGAGCACTTTCTGTGAAGTCTAATACCCATTTGACTTGAGTCCCATAGTGGATTTTTAGCACAACCGCAGGGTGTTTGCCCTTTATTTATATTTCCCTTAGATGATTTGAAGTAACCGTCCCCGAAAAGCTCCGGGTCACCCGAGCAAACGCCACAGGTTACAATATAAAGTTTGTGATACCTTTCCTTACCACTCCACCCAATAACTTCTAGTTGCCCATCCTTACCAAATCGAGGACGAGTCATACTCCATTCATCTTGCTGCAAGCCATACTCAGGATCAATAACATCTTCAAGATTTGCCACAACTACTCCTTAATGAAAAGTCTTATCCGATTGACCAGATACCAGAAGCTTTTGAAGTTCGCTCATCTGGCTAACTGGGTGTTTTGAATCACCGCCAATCACAGCATCATAAGTCATTTCAACAAGCTTTGCAAGAATCTTGTAGTCATATTCCATAATCTCAAGCTCAATCATGCGGTTGTTGATTGTCCCATTGGCGTTCACAGGAACCTCTACGACCTGATTCTCTCCGTCAAACGAAACATTCACTTTAGTTTTGTCATTCATTTTCTCTTCTCCTCTGTAAACAAAAATAGCCCAACATCGTTAAATGTCAGGCTATCATATCAACTCTTTTTCTTTGGTGCAAGTTTTTTGAAGGCGTAATCAATGATACTCTCGATGATCCACCAACCATAGGCGATGGGCAGGATAACCAGCACAGCAATGTGGAAATACACATACACTTCCTTTACAGAAAGCTTTGTATTGCGATATTCCTCACGATAGAGCTGATATACCCCTTGCTGTCCAAGAAACTTCCATGTTGCCAACAGAAGCAGGGCAGAGAGGAAAAGGCCGATAACGTAGTATGTAATTAGGAATGTCATTTATTTCTCCTCAGTGGATCGTTGCTTTTGAATATGGAACATCAAAGAGCGAAGCTCTTTCCTCTTGGAACACTTCTTCCTCTTGTTCTTCCTGATAGCCTACAGACATCATCTCCTCATAATACAAATCAACATAGGAGATAAGAACATCCAATTGTGTAAAGGGGTGATTAATCTCTCCTCCTGTCAAACGAGAATAAGCTGTCTGGACACTCTTGAACAAGACAACGTAGTCATGCAGCTCACGTTTTATACTGTCCATGTCCGGTGTGCCATCAGGATTCTCTAGAATATCTTTCCAGATGCTATTCCACACGCTGTCAATCTTCTCTTTAGGAGACATCATTCCACCTCCACCGTATGAATAAATATCGTGTCCGTGTATTCTAGCAGATCATCCTCTTCAATGCCAAGCTCTTGCATCTTATCTTCTCGCCATTGTTCGTAAGAGGCCGAATCAGCCCAAATATTCCCAAGATGCTCCTCCATCATATCATCAAACATCTCTTTATCTACTGCAATGAATTGGGCTACACGTCCCACTTTGTTGTTGTGCTTGGAGACGAAAGAAAGAGCCTTCTCAAATGTAGAGAAAACCCTTACATCATTCCTGATATTTACTACATGTACGTCCATATTAGCTCACCCTAAAATCCTTTTCTTTGCAATCTCGAAGTAATTTTCATCCATTTCAATTCCAATGAATTTTCTACCTGTCAGTTTAGCCATTTTTCCTGTAGTACCGCTTCCTGTGAACGGATCGAACACAACATCACCACCGTTTGACCAGCTAATGATATGGTCGTGTGCTAGTTGTTCTGGGAATGTTGCAGGGTGCAAAACCTCAAGCTTACATTTCCGCGCACCTCTAGGCAAATACCAAATGTTGCCTTTTTGCTTCATGGCTTTCACGACACCCCTCGCACTTCTATTTGACAGGTTGTCACCGTCTTGCCTCATCGTTGACGTTCGTTTTTGTCCCGCATTTTCAGATGGCTCAAGTATGGGATTAAAAGTTTTTGGGGAGCACTTGGAAAAAACAAACATATATTCCCACTGCTGCTCATAACGTCTGTGTGTTTGTGGCGGCTTGTTTGTCTGGTAAATCATCGTATCATGCAACCTAAAGCCACACTCCATAGCCCAAAGCGCTTGCTTAAAAGATGTGCCTGTCTCACTGCCCTTTATAGTGGCATCACCAACAACCCAAACGACCACGCCACCATCTTTAGTAACACGGTATAGGTCTTTAATGGCCGATTTCCAAACATGCTCGCCCCATAGCGCATTATTTCCGTTATAAGTGCGCAGATTATCGTATGGTGGACTTGTAACAGTTATGTCAACACTCCCATCAGGAATCTCCTTCATACGTTCTAGACAATCACCTTGCATCAACCAAATATTTTCATCTTTATAATCAGACATAATGCTCTCCTTATTTAGCTCACCAAATATACAGACAATCCATAACGATTGATGGCTTGTTCTAGTGTGCAATGGATGTTCTTTCCGTTGACAGGGGCTTGAGTGTAGAACGTCCCATCTCGTTTTACAACAGTGAAAGCTGGAGCATCATCTTCTGTGCTGTATTTGACAAAGCGAATATTATCAAGGATTACGCCTGTGTCAAGGTAGAAGATAGGCTTCCCATTTGGAACACGTACACGAATTTTATTGCTCATCTTCTTTCTCCATTTCAATTTGTTCAATAAGCCATGCTTCAAGATAATCTATGTCAACATTGAAGCGTTCTTCACAATATTCTTTTGTGGGACTCTCTAGAGCCTCAACAAGCTCGTCAGTATTATCATCGAAAATATCAGCTCGTGCAACATTCCATTCAATTTCTGTGTATCCGTAGAAATCATCAGGATTATCAGCAGAGAAATCAGCCTCTTGTTTATGATAATACACCACATCAAGCACAAGCCCAGCATAAAGCTCTTTTGCATTCTCTTGAAATGCTACAACATAACAAAATTCTTTACTCATGCTCATCCTCCTGATACATAAATTCAAACTCTCGATTGTGCTGCTCCACCCAAATAGCAAAGCTCAGACGTTCCAAATCTTCGTTTGTGCAGTCTTCAATATTCTGGATGATAGCAGAAACAGCATCTTCAATTTCTTTCACTATCTTCCTCCATTTGTCGAAGCATAAGCTCCCCTTTCATTGAATACATGATGTCTACAAGCATTTGCTCTGTAAGCTCATCACTACGGAACATAATAACATCTGCTGCTGTATTTGTGTCACACATATTCAAAAGAGATTTGTAATTCTCTGTAATTTCTAAGCACTCAGTCATCTTATTTCTCCCATATAGCAGACAAGATTTTATCCTTCTGGTCTACACTGAGGTAATCACTTGTCAGAATAATCCTGTTCATCCGACGATTGTTTGTGGCCCAAGCAGCATCAAGCTTTTGCTTAAGCTCTGCTATTTCATCCATCAAAGCTCTACGCTCTGAATTCAATAGAATGTCTTCTTGTTTTTGTTCTTGCATTTTCTATTCTCCTATTGTTCGTTGTGAATTCCAAGAGAAGCATTTCCTTCAAACAACGCTTCAACTTCTGCCTCCATCATAGCAAGCTCTTCAGCCTGTTGCAACAGCTTTTTAGTGAGCTGGATGCTGATGAGAAGTTCTTTCTGACGAACATGCCTTACACACCCTTCAGACTCTTTAGCTGAAGATTGTATGAGAGTGTTAAGAACATAGCTCAGAGCTTCCACTTGAGAAGCTGCATTGTAATGTGTGTTCATCTCTTTATCCTCGATTCTGTGCATGATAGATAATCTGCCATACAGCCTTACCATTCTCATCTACACCAGATTGCACAGTGAAAGCAGCGGGACGTGTCCATTTAGCAAAGTCAAGCAGTGCATCTAGGTTGGTGAACAGTCTTGCAATTTGAGAAGGATTTTGGACACAGCCTTCTACAACATTTTCTTCAATTTGTTCTGTCATCTTAGACCTCCAGTTCTACTCTCATAATAGTCTTCTCGTGCTGCACATCAACACCAAGGGCTGTGAGGTATCGGCAGATGGACAGGAAGAATCCTAAATCTCGGCACTTACCTGTCACTATAATTGTACTTTCAGGTTCTTTCACACACTTTATGTGCAAGCTGTCCATCTGATGAAGCTCGTTCCAGATTTTGCACGCAAACTCCACAGTCTTTACACAGCCGACATATCGGTGCAGATAAACCAACGATTTATATTCTACAGGTAGTTCTATCATTACATGTCCTCCTTCATTCTAACCCCTAGAAAAACTGGATGGCGGGGCTTCTCTTTTACACCCACCTTGAAGCTTTTATATTTTACAATCTTTCCTAGCCAATCCTCACGAGATTCCCAAATCTCTTTACGCTGACCATCATTAAAGCCTGTTCCAATGTGGAAGTCAACTCCACTCTCGATATCTCGCACATGTAAACTACCAAGTGTGTTCATCGGGACAAGGTTTTCCATACAAGACGAACGCTTAGTCTGACCAAGCTCCCCCACTTCTGCCTCATTAGCATTGTGCATCTTTTCTTCAAATCCAATTACAATAGCTTCAGCGTCAGAAAATTGTTTCACCTTAAGTAGATACCCCTCTTTAAGTGTACTACGACCTTGTTTGTAAGGTCCGGTTGGAGAACGGAGCATTACACCTTCTGCACCTGCTTCAAGGAACTCAGACTCAAACTTCTGCACTTCCTCGGCAGAGTTAACTTGCCCAATCCACAGCCTGTGAACATTATTACCTGAGTCTGGCTCGATGTTGTCCCACCGAATTTCGTATCCACCCTCGCTGATAACATCAAACACATAAAAATGCAGATCACTTACATTCATTTCTTCAGGGAGTTGGTGGCTCATACAAGCCCGTGTGCTCTTGTTGAATACATCTGGAGCGTTCTTATTTCCATAGATAATCTCGCCATCGTAACCTTCATACTCAGGCTTACCAAATTTATCTTGGATAGCTTGAGATGGAATTGGTTTCATGCTCCGCGACATTACCACTCCGTTGTGAATACTGGCGCGAATACCATCAAGCTTCTCTGAAAGCAAGCAAGGGTACTTCACTTTACTCAAATCTTCGCAGGCTACAGCCAGCATTGGTCGAAAAGGTTTAGTCATTTAATTATCTCCCGGTAAAACTTGTGGTTGTTGATGGTTGTCACGTATTCAAGATTCTTCATCCAGCTACGTTGAATACTCTTCTCTGTGTAGTGTGTGGCCCCTTGAGACTCATCAGCAACCAACCCATGAAGCACATTGTAAGCTGTAGCACGAGCCTCTGTCCAATCTTTTTGTGTTGGTGTTCGCTGTTTGTGTTTATCTTGCAAATAACTGAATTGCTTACGCTGATGAATCACCTCTTCCACTGTATTAGGCCAGTTCTTGTGATGCACACGATTCATAATCACTTGAGCAACAAGGCGTCGTCCTTCCAAAGGCTCGGATCGAGATTCCCACACTACAGCTTCTGAGAGTTTCATGCAAGTGGGCCACCCTGTACACAAAATAGCCTTCTCTTCTCGTGTGTGTTCAAAACCCTTGGGGTCTGGTGGAAGCTGCTTAATCTTATGACGGCCTTCGTACATATCAGATAACCACACATCCAGGAAGAACAAAACGCCACCTAAGAAAACACTCCAGCAGATAAACTCAAGAGAAGTCATCCTGTTATTCATATTTTCATCCTCCATAAACAAGAAAAGGCGTTCTTCAGAATGAAGAAAAGCCACTAACCAATCTCTATGTAAAGAGAATAAGCCAGTGGCTCCTGTGTGTCAATCGTTTTTCTCATAGATGTTGATTGAAATTTTCAACTCATCTGCGAGCTTCAATACAGAATCGGTATTCCACCTTTCCTGAAAATCTTTTCCTCCGTCGTAGCAAACAATCTTATCTACAAACGCCTGCTTTAGTTGGCACAAACACATTGAACATGGTGGATGTGTAATGTAGACAGTGCAACCATTCAAGTGTCGTCCAGCAGCCAATACAGCGTTAATTTCCCCATGAGTTGTGTGTGCATATTTGAATGTACGGTCATTTAGTCGTTCATCTGTATCCTCCATCTCCCTCGGAAGACCGTTGAAACCGAAAGAGACAGGACGACCAAACGAATCAATAATCACACACCCAACCTTAGTAGAGGGGTCTTTAGACCAAGATGCCACTTCAAGTGCAAGGTCAAGATAACGCTTATCCCACTTATTCATAGACATCATACCAACTGAATAAAAGAAATTTTGTTTCGGAAGAAAGACCCAAGATCACAATACCAAACATTACCTAGCACCTCAACCTCTCCAGATTCTGTCGGAGTGTGACCAACCAAAACACGATCAACGCCTTCCACTTGCACTGCTATCTTATAGTCATAGTTGTGACGTGACCACATTGCAGTGGCCTCAGCATTCCAAACCAATTCTGTTTCAGAAGCTTTCTTGAACTCATTCCAGTTGTTATACGGCACTTGAGCGTGGATGATACCGATAACCTCTGTTGGTGTGTGCAGCTCAATAGCTAGCGGCAGAGACTTGAAACTCTCGTAGATTGCAGTTAGATGGGCATCTTCACAAAACGCTACCCAAGAGCCACCATTCGCCACAAGCATCTGACAAGCCTGATTCTTAAAATCTCCTTCATAAGCTTCAATGAACATTTGTTCGTGGTTTGCACGTACAGAATAAATCCAAGGCTCGTTCAAGTAGTCCAGAACGTGCTGACTATCCGGACCTCTGTCGCACCAGTCACCCCCTGAGATAAGAATATCTTTAGTGCTATCAAAGGCAACTTCACGCAGCTTGTCGTGTAGCAAATCGTAGTGTCCGTGTAGGTCAGTAGTGAAGAACACGCGACCTTTGGGTTTTGTAAAATCTAAAACTTTAATGTGATTCAATTTTCTCTCCTACGCTAACGCATCCACTCAAACGACAATATGCCCCAAGTCGCCCCACATCAACAAAAGCTTCGCCAAACGAGAAGAAATCACACTCCTTCACATCTTCCGGGATTGTAAAGATTTCTCCAGTCTTAGTGCACCTATACTTCAACCCTGCCCACAACTGTTTGAACTCAAAATCTTCTACATCTTTGTGCATTTTCTTGTCAAGAGGAAATCCCCAAATCCACTGAAGAGCAAAAGAGATTCCATGTAGAGCTTCTACAGCATCCTCTGTATTATCAAAAAACATATCTGGACGTGAAACAATCTGCTCACGCATCTTATGAAGCACGTCAATTGCAATACAATCTTCTTCAGACAACCTTTGTTTCTTTGCTAGTTCTTTATTGTGTGCCATTGTTTTCTCCTATTCAAAATCATCCTGTTGAATAACATCATTCTTCAATACATCCATAAGCTCATGGAATGTCATATAGCTCTCACTGTAATTCTTCCTAAGACTTGAAGAAGGCCACCAAATCCCTCCTGTGTTAATAAGCGGCTTTCCTGTAACAGCCCCAGTAAGAGAATAATAACGTGTTACTACGCCAGATGGAAGAGATTTTGTCTTACGAGAAGAAACAATGTAAAGACCATCAATCCCATCTACACGAACAATTTCTTGGTAGTCGTAAATGTAGTTCATTATTTAAGCCCTCGGGATAAACAACTTCTCAACACCTTTCTTACTGCCAGTATCTTTAGTCAATGAGTTGTTAACCTCTTTTGACCAGATGCACTCAAAACCATCTTCTGGCATCCAATATTCCGAAACAAATACATTGTGACCTTCTTTGTGACGATCTACACACCAATCATAGAATCTTTCATGGTTAAAGTCATCTTTGTATTTTGTAGTGCCTGCGTAGGGCGGATCACAGTAAATAGTGCAAGGCTTTGGAAAAGTCAGGTCAAATACAGATTTATGTTTGAAGATAACATCCCGCATAACCGCAACCTGTTTCTTGACAGCATTGGCAGCTTCCGTCTGATAGTTTCGTTCGTTACCCTCTTTTGTAACCAACTTGCCAGCAAAACCACCAAACCACTTCCCATTGTATGAGCAGCAGTGAGCAACCCATCCTACAAAGCCTTTAGGATAATTTTCTTTATTTTCACGCACCTGTTTATACAGTTCCGGTGTAACATAATCATAAGTCAGCTCCCCGAGTTGTGCAGAAATCCACATTTCAATAAGGTATTCATTGAAATCACAACCAAGACGTTTAGGTGCTACCTTGGGGTCCACTTTATCAATCATATTAGCACCACCAACAAAGGGTTCTACATACCACATATCAGGAGTGTGATCTTTCAAGATAATTGGAAGAAGCTCTTTTGCGTGACGCGCTTTTGATCCCATGTATTTCATTATTTACCTCCTCAGTTATATTTCTTCTGGCCTTTTCGGGTAGCAACCCCGACCGCCGAGTAGGTGCCTGATTCACTCTTAAATTTTGTTTTCTGAATCTTAGAAGCCTTCACTGTGTACCGCCCTTTACCGAATGTCTCATCAACCCAATCCTGTGCAACCTTTCTGTCAGATGTGTGAACAAAATAATATTGCTGTAGGCTATCCATAATGTAGAAGGTGGCTGGTGGATTAAACTCGTAATCAGAAAATTCTTCAAAGGATACTACCGTGACTCTTACTTCTTTTTTAGTCATACTTCGACTCCTTATTACAGAACAGTGTTGTCTTCAACAAAGCAAGTGAAGAGATTGTCATAGCCTGTAGACCTGTCTACACGAATGCAAACAGTTTTGAGACGATTCTCTGGTTGCTTCTTACATTTAATCTTCATATAAAGAAATGGACAGATGTAGAAAGACTCAAGAGCCACTTCTGATTTGTATTGGAACACTCCTTTTGGTGTGTAATAAGCTTGTCCAATTACAGCATCATCACGTTCTTTCAGGCGGTTGAATTTGTGTGGGCTTAGGTTGCAGATAAGTCCTTTCTTAATGCTTGTCATTTCAAATGTTCTCCCATTCTTCCTCAGACAATGTTTTCAGGCGCTCAATCTTTTCTTCGTAATAACGAATCACCGCATCCTTTGCTTCATCGAATGTGTAGCCGCAATTACACGGGCTGTCACAAAAGGGATTCTCGCAGAAGCTTGGCTCCATATCACATTCTACAGGTAGATAGATATTTTGACCACTTGGACCGTATACAAGAGCGTAGCGATTCATTTCTCCAATCTCCTACTCAACAGCCTTAAATTTTTTCTTAATTCTTTGTTTGAAGGGCAGATTATCTAAGCCCCTCACACCGCTTTCATAATACAGTCTGTTCTCAGTAAAGTCCATCTCTTCCCAATTAAACCAATCATCTTCGTGCTCTACAAAATCAATGTATGGTGATGGGTAATCTTCACCCAAATAGCACTCCGTCATTTGTATGTCTAAATCACGCTCTGCTTCTTTACGGGTCAGATACGGCCCCATTATAACTTCTTCAGATTCAAATACAAACCAAGCCACACTACCACCACAAATCTTGATATTTTTCTCCGAAGAGCTTCAGACCCTCTTCCACCTTTTCCTGCCACTCCTTCATATCTTTATGATACCTCTCTTGCTCAGCTGGGTTGGAACAGGTCAAATCTACAGACGATCCTTCTTCCCGATCTTTGAAAGCGTTTGGGTAGCTGAAATTGTAATCTTTGATATTAGGCTCCGAATCTTGGTCGAACGCATACATCATTTTCTTGACATCATCTAGCCAGCCTTGAACATCTGAATCCGTTACCCACTGGTCTTCATCTTTCATATAACCATGAGGAATACCCATAGTTTTTCCGCTCTGATTACGTTCAACCAGAACATCGTGGAACTTCTTTAGTCCTGCGAAGATGATTGGGCTGAGTGAATGGCTCAGAGAATAAGTATCCTTATACCCAACTTCCCACTTTCCTTTTACTTTACGGATTGCCATCAATTATTCTCCTTCACTTTCTTAACACGTTTACTAATCTTACTCATCACTTTAGCAGCTTGTTCAAAGTCCATACCATACTCAGGATTCTCAAAAATGCTCTTCAAATTGTTCATCTTCTTTGATACAGCCATCACATTACCTTTCACATATGGTTTTGTGTTATCAATCCGATCAATGGTAATATCTGTACTCAGCCCGGCTTTCCCATACGAGGGACGGTTAGCTCCACACCGGTGTAAGGGCATTTACGAGTGCGGAGGAGATTCCGAACGGAAACAAGATTCAGCTTGAAATCAATTCCTCGTTTCTTACACGATTCCACTTTGTTTGCATAGTAGGAAGCTACGAATAGTTCAAATTCTGGTGAAAACTCTTGTTTAGCCATTTGTGAATCTCCTTGTCTGTGTTGATGGGGCTAGGATAAATCAGGCTAGCCCCTGTGTCAACGATATTTTATGAAACATCTTCCGGTTTTTGTTCGGAAGGTGTGTCCTTCGGTTTACGTTCAGCAGCTTTCCGGGCCTTAGCTTCCTTCTTAGCTTTCTCTGCTTCGTGAGCAGCGAGAGCTTTCTTGGCAGCTTCGAACATCATGTCTTCAATGGATGGTGGTGGTTCTTGTTTTTCACAATCACCACATTCACACATACCCATCATCTGCTGTTCACGATATTCCTTGTATTTTGGGAGGCGTTCACGCAGGTCATCTGCGTAGAAGTACAAATCCTTTCCGTCCAACACCGATTGCATCTCGCTATCACTAAGGAACCCTTTATAAGTCCGTTCCAACCACTCTCGATTGATGCGGTTAGTGTAAGTTGCAGAAGCAAACACATCAACCTCTTTACCCCACCCAGGAGAGTACGAACATGCGTGGATCATCATCGTACTGCTGTCGTGGATCACCCACTCATCGGCATGAAGACAGATAGCGGATGCAGCCGAAGCGCAAGTAATTCCAATCTCCACAACAATTGGCGCTTGGCATTCCAGCATTCGTCGGCAGATGAAGTCACACGTCTCAAGGGAACCACCTGGACTCGATAGCTGGATTGAAACCAAATCCCCTTCAGAAGCTTCCTCAAACACCATAATCTCTTCCTCGAAGTCATCAATCTCCGTGATAGGTCGAGCGAGACGAATTTTATATTCGGTGTTCTGGAAAGTCCTGGTCAGCACCCGCTTTGGTTGCACAAGTGGCATCATTTTAAAATCTTCGTTCATGCTTCCTCCTTTACATTTTCAGAACTGCCCTCTTTTTCAAAGATTTCAACAAACGCTTTAGTTAGTCCTGAACGAACAATATCTTCAGATGAAAATTCTACTACAGAGCAGTCAGGTAGCTTGTATTTTTTAATCAAGTTGGTCAGATACACAATCCCAGAAACACCCTTGACATCACGTTGCTTATCATCACCACAAAACGCCACCTGTGCCCCTGGCTCAAAGCGCGTAACAATTGATCGAACTTCCTCAACAGTTAGGTTTTGGCTTTCGTCACAAATCAGAAAAGTTCCTGCGGGGAAACTCATCCCACGAATTGCTTCCAACGGTTGAATTTTAATAGTCTTACCGAACTCTGCTTCATACCGACCAGCACCTAGTCGCTCTTTAATAGTGCTCAGAATTGGCATCAGGAATGGCAGCATTTTATCCTCAACCGACCCAGGCCAAAATCCTGTCGTTTTACCCATCGGAACGTATGCACGTGTGACAATAATCTGACTAATCTCCCCTTTCAGGTATTTGTTTGCAGCAACTGCTGCGGCACAGAAGCTCTTGCCTGTCCCAGCACTACCCTTGCCTACAGATACTGTGTCAAACTGCAAGCTGTGTAGATACTTTTTCTGGTTTTCGTTCTTTGCTACAACTGGAATAATTCGTGCTTCTCGCTCCTCCTTAAATTTCTCCTTAACTTCCTGACGAACACCACCATTGCGCGTGCTACGAGTTTTCTTTCGTGGGATAACGATAGTTTCCCCGTCCACACAGACCTCAACTGTACGACCGCCCATAATTAAAGCTCCCCTTCTGCATGAAAAACAGCATCGAATGTTTCTTCTACACCAAGCCCCGCCATAAAAGCAATCATCACTTCGCTACGCATACGTGACACATCAGAGAAATCTAGTCCTTGCAGATAAGCATAATTCTCTAGATTTTTGTAAAAGTCAACAAAGTGTGATTCTTTATAAATGTTTTTATTGCTCAATTTCATTCCTCCAAAATCAAATGATACAAATTCCTATCTTTGAGAATTTTGCTAAGCTTCATATTCTCTTCGATTAGCATTTTACGCTCCCCAATCGTAACTTGCAACAAGTGCTCCAAGGTTTTTGTGTAGTTGCACATGTTTAAATCATCACGCAGAAGGATGCTCTGAATCGTACCAGACTGGGATTCTGGGTCAAGCTCTTTGATGAAGTCAATCTGGATTTGATTCACTCTTCTCATCTCCTCTCTTAATTTCATAAAGAAGCTTTATAAGCTCATCATCGCGCCGCGTTCGTATTTCAATATGTCCGTATAGCTTCAAGACGGCTTCAACTACAATTGCAAGCTTTTCCTCTTTTGTCATTTCTTCTCCTTTACATATTCAAGAAAGAGGCCAAGCTCACACACCATATTCATATCGGGATTCATGGCTACAAGCTGTTTCAACGTTTTGACACCACAATCTTCCAAATATTCCTTGATATCCACCCCAAAATGCTTAGCTGCTCGCTTCAAGTATTTAGTCTCAGTGTTAGGAATATAACTGGCTGGCATACGTACACCAAGCTCTGAGGCCAATGCGCGGTGGTAATTCTCATCTGCATAATTCTGACGAAGGGATTCACCAGCTTTCTTTTTCTCTTCACGCTTAGCTTTGGCCTTCTCAAGCATTAAAGCTCGTTCTTCTTTAGTAATGTTTTTAAGCATTCATTTGTCTCCTTTTCTGTTTAGACGCACAACTTAGAGAGTTAAGAGGGATCGTTGATTTAACCCCTCATTTTTCCCACTAAAGATGTCACGTTGATGTCTAATTACACCAAATCTGCTGAAGTAATTGTATCAGCTACAGCAGGAACAATATCTTTTGTCTCTACATCTCCAGAAACAGGGTCTGTTACAGTGACACGGAAGAAATCTGCACCACCGTAGCTGGTTCCGTAAGCACTACCATCAATTCGTTCAAATACAGCAGAGTATTTATCAAAGACAGCCTTAAGCTCATTCAGAAACGCTTGCATTGCAGTAATAGTTGGTTCCTCCGTTCCGTCTGTAATTGCTTGCAGAGCTTGCTCGACCCAACTGAGGACAGTACCCAGATTAACAAGAATTGCATCTAGAGCAACATCCACATCTGCTGGCACCACCACCCCTTCCGCCTCAACCAGACTAACCTTATCCGCCATATCAAGCAGGCCAGCGCGTAGAGCTGTAGCATCAGCTTTAATTTCATTCAGTGTTTCAATTGTCATTTCAATTTCTCCAATGTCTTATCAACAGGTGTTCCAACGATGTAGAGCCTCATTATGTCTGAGTATTCTTTCTGCGTCAAGGGACGTTCAAGCTTTTCTTTTAGCTGCCTCAGATACCACTCCCATCCACCCTCTGTAAGGTGTTCTTTCATTTCAACCCACTCCTCTCCAGAAGGACTGCAATTGTCTCTTTCGTAAATTCACTGTCTGATTGGTGACCAAACCATTCACAAGCGTTTACAACACCGAACTCACGAATCATATTCTCAAACACATCAGCAAAGCACTTAACCTCTACAGGAGGAATTGCTTTGGGTAGTCCGTAATCTTTCATTCCATCTCTCCTCTTTATTGAACATCTAGGAGAAGAATACATCCCTTTGCTCCTGCACGTCAAGCAATTTCTTCAAGAAAATTTATTTGTTTTGTGTGTTGACAGGATGGGAGATGTGGGGTTACTATTGGTAGACCAGAGCAAAGAACAGCTCTTAACATTTGAGAATGAAAACGCTCCAGCCTTAGTGCCACGGGGCTTAGAGGGGTATTATGGTTGACTATCTTGTAATGAGGTGTGGATGAAGAGAGATTTATGGAGATTAGAGAAGAGAGAAAGAAGTGAAATACAATCCACTACCACTCACTTCAATATCCACTACAACCAGAGGTCTAAGTATAAGCACATCCTTACCAAGCTAGAGGATGAGATAGGCTTTGGTTACAGAAAAGAGATTCTTGCTCTAATCACCAACACAGCTCGTGCTATCAAGTACAGAGCCATTGGTCTGTCTGTACCTAGAGACTTTGCCCCGTACAAAGGGAATCCTCAGAAGATTTCTCATAAACGTATGGTGGCTTTGTTGGATATCCTTGAAACTGGTGGGTACGTTGATCTACTCATAGGCGGTATTGCTGACTGGAAAGAAGGTGTAATGGTAGGCTCTCTTTGCATGTTCAAAGAGGCTTGGTTATCTCTTTTCTTTGGTGTAGATGTGTCAGATGAGGTTGATCCACTCCCGCTTGTGGAAATTAAAGATCGTTCGTCGGGAACACTAAAATCGACGAGAGGGCATACCGGCGTCAAGAAGATTGGTGCGTACATGGAAGCATTCAACACTATTTTGCAAAACACAACGATTACCAAAGGAAGCCTTGTCTATTCAGCACAGCAATACAAGCGCGTGTTTTCGGATAAGATTGGTTTTGGTGGTCGGCATTACAACACTGTCGGAGGTGTGCAGGTTATGAACAGCGATGAGAGAAAGAAATTGGAATTAGATGGTAGTCCTGTAGCAGAGCTTGACTTCAAAGCAATGCACGCATCTCTTTTGTATGAAGAGGAATATGAATTTAATGCGGATGTTATTGATTCTTGGATTGAAGATGAATGGGGTGGGATATACAACCCTTATGGTGCCAAGATGCCGTTCCTTGAAGTTGACCAGAGTAAAGTGAATTATTTCAGGGAGAAGTATGACAAGCCTACTTATGATCCAATCAGGAATTTGTGTAAGCACTCATTGATGGTGTGCTTGAACGAAGACAGCTATCGTGGTGCATTCACGCAAGTCACTGGCGAGGTGGTTAGAGACAAAGAGATGTGGGGGACAGATCAAGAGAAAGATTCTAAATTCTTTGGTTTATATGTCTCTGATCGCTTTCCGGGGCACACTGTGTGTCAGGCTGTTGTAGCCCACAATAAACCAATAGCTCACCACTTCTTCAGTGATAGAGGTGTGCAGCTCCAGTATCTTGACAGTGAGATTATCGCCGATGTGATTAACCGACTGATTTGTGAAAAAGAACCCTTGCTTCCAGAGCATGATAGCGTTATTGTGAAGCAGGAAGTCAAAGAGAGGGTTATGCAGTATATGAGAGAAGCCTATAAGGAAGTGATGGGCAATGATAAGTTCTGCTACATTGAGGAGAAATAAATGAAAATCTACATTGTTCTGGAACAAAGCCCAAGAGGCACAAGAATCTCGAAGGTGTTTGTTAAAGCCGCTGATGCGGTTGCTTGGAGGACTGAGCTTCAAGGGTCTGATGAGTATTTGGACTTTGATAGCGCTTATCAATATTTTGTAGAAGAATGGGAGATAGATGAATGAAACCAATTTCAGAAATGACAGACAAAGAGTTTGACAAATATTTGAAGACCCTCAAACCAACACTGCCTCCGTGGTGCAAGGATGGTGCAAAATGCTCACATTACTCTTCTGAGGAATTTGTTGATCGCAATGGAAATTGAGCTGTTGTGACAATTGCACATTGGGTGGATAAGAAGGGTGAGAAGAAAGAATCTGTTTCAACAGTAAAATGGGAGAAATAAAATGATTTTCAAAAAGAAATACAAGCGGACTGAGTGGATGGAGGGGCTTTTGTGGGCAGAGAAACTTCTTACTTGGTATTCGCCTGCATCGGAACATCTGTTTGTTGTGGATGAGGATGTTCTGGAGGGTTATGAGGTATTGGGGCGTGGGACAAGTAGAGAAAAGCCACATACCATCAAGCGTTGTAGCCGAGAGTTTGGTAAAGGGGTGATAGATTATATTGGGTATAAAGATAATTCTTTAAATAATTAGAGAAATTCTATTAAAGACTCTTGACAAATAGAAAATCTATGGTATTCTCTCCCACATAACCAAACAAAGGAAGGAGGTCGCCATGAGCGATGATGTATGCCACGTTTGTGGCGATTTAAAAGACGAAGAAGGCAATTGCTATACTTGCTCCGATGAGCATATTGATTTGCGTAAAGATTTTGTATGGGAATACGGACATGAGTCGATAACTCAAAAAGATACACAATTTAGGAAAATATTGCCATTTTATGAAGATTTTTAACATTTAAGTTAAATAATGCTTGACAATGAGCAATAATGTGATCTATAATGAACCCGAGTAAGACAGAAAACTTTCTGTACTTATCACGGCTGCGCAACAGCCGATAAAAACACGCAATAGAGACTCTTATAGCAAGTTACCTTTTAGTAGGGCTTGCGTGTCCCTGTTGCGACTAACTGGTGACTTGACTATAGGAGTTTTAAAATTGCTAGCTTATACATCTACTGGGCTACCTAAGATCATTGGTAGCGGCGGTGAGGCTGAGGCCATACTTCGGAATAGTGTTGAAAACTCAATGGGCTGTTGGCTTTGGACTGGGCGACGCCATAATTGCGGATATGGTCAGATAAAAGTAGACATACGAGATAAGATGGTTCACCGAATATCTTACGAGGCATTTAGGGTATTCGTAAAAGTGGGTTGTAGAGCGCCCTGCTGCCTGCCGATGCACAGGTATAAACATTCGTAAAATAGTGTTGTTTTCTGCTGAAAGACGGAGTATAGTTGCACCATGAAAAATCGCAAAATGGTGTTGGCAATGAGTGCAGAAATCAAGTCTCTCGTTCTTGATACTTGGGCAGGCCGCCGCTATTACGCCGTCGAGTTGGTTGGCGAGACTCCCAAGAAATCGCGGGTTCGTGTTCTCACGCCGGGCGGCGTCATGCTGCCCGGTCGGCGCTACGTCAATTGTGGCGAGACTGTTTTGGTTCCCAAGCACGCAGTTGTTGATCTCCCCAAAGATGCTCACAAGGTCGAACAGGGGTACTACGACGGCCAT